ACGAGAATCAGAACTTGCGTAACGACCAGGAGCCACAGCATCTACCCTCGCTTCGACCGGCCACGCTTCCCTTGGCGCTTAAACGGGATCTTCGCACCGGCTTTACGTGCCTGAGAGAGTGCGATCGCCACAGCCTGCTTCTGAGATGATACTTTCGGCCCGCGCTTCGAGCCGGAGTGAAGCGTGCCATGCTTCCACTCGTGCATCGTCTTAGCGATCTTGCCCTGACCCTTGGACTTGCGCTTCTTCATGTCATCCTCACTTGGGTGGTGGTGTGGCATTGTTACCGGCTCTTTGCAAGATGACCTGGTACCCGGCGAGCACAGACGAGAATATCAACGCCGCAGCCGCGTTCTTCGTGATGACCGCAAATTGCGCGTTGATAAGCTGCAACGTCACGCCGAGCCCTTGAAGCACCAGCAGCCATGTGGTCTTGCTCATAGATTCCCCCTTTCGCCAGCCCGAGATAGCTGCAGCCAGCAGGTAACTGCTCATTTGTGCTTCTGCGCCGCGACTCGCGCGATCGTCGCCTTCGCCGTGGCTACTGCCTTTGAGATCGCGCGCTTGTCGCTCATCGATGGCTTCCAGCCTTTGGCCTTTGGCACGAATCCATTCGCCATGAGCGCACGATGCTCGGCGGAAGCGGTGACCGGCTGGCCGAGTGTCGATTCGAGCTGCGTGATGAAGGTCTTGACAGCGGACGCGAGGCCAGTCACCAGTGCACCGGCAGTCGGCGGCACACCAGGGATATCAGGCACCACAACCGAGGCGAAGTCGGCAATAATCGTCGATACCTTGATCGCGTCGGTGTCGGAACTGTTCAGCTCGGTCTCGACCTTCACGACAGAGCTAGACACCTGCGAGGCGTAGTTTGTGATGAGATCTACGGTCGGTACCGGGATCACACCAGCAGCGCCAAGGATCGGCGCGGTAATCGAGGCGAGCGAGGCTGTATCAGCGACAACATTGAGAGCAGTAGTAAGTTCCGAGGTCGTACAAGCTGTGAAGCTGATAAGCGACATGAGCACAGTCACGATTAGAAACTTTCGCATACCGTTTTCCTCCTAACCAATATCCATGAACATCAAGTCAACGTCATGCGATTGGATAAATGCCGCGTCCACCGGGAACCCGAGATACTGACCCTTCGGGAGTATCCACGTGTTCTTGAAAATCTCCATGTCCTGTCGCCGCTGTTTCACCAGCTCGACCGTGTACTGTGCCAGAGCGTCCTTTCGCACTTGGAACCAGTTTACCCCTTTGAGGTCTGGATAGCGATTGACGTTTTTCATCGCCCAGAGCGAGGTCTGGTACTCGGCGCGGGACATCAGCAGCGATGGGGAGAGAGTCGGCGGGATGTCCACGACGGGCGTCACCCCGGCTGGCGTCATCGGCTGTCCACGCCGCTGGTAAATGCGCATGTAGGTCGAGCCATCGGTCGGGCCAGGCCAGAGTTCGTGTACGGGGTTGAACGTCGTCGGGTCCACTTTGTACGAGCCGAGAATGTAGGCGTCGCCGAATGAGCCCCGCTGCGGGTCCATCCGGTCGAGCTGCTCGCGGTTGAAACTAAGGAACTTACCTACGATCGAGTATGCGTAGTTGACGTTTGTGATCGAGAAGTAGCGCAGGAAATCGGTCACCCCATTGAATTGAGGCACCGCGTAGTAAACCTTGTAGATCTGGTAGGTTTGGCCAGCACCGACATTCGCGGCTTCGGTATAGTTCCGGTCGAGCGTGATCGTATTCGTGCCGTTGTAGGCGATGATGTTGTAGATCGGCTGCCCGGCGCCGACGCGGAATTGGCGGCCTACTCCGAGTGTTGGGAAAGCCAACGGAGGATTGGCAAGCGCGAGCGGCGTCCACGCGGCTGTGGCGTTTACGTCGCCGACTACGAGCGGGCTGCCAAGAGTTGTGGTTACAGTACCTGCGGTAACTGCGGCTGGCGCGACAACTGCGTCCTCAGCCGTCAGCCATGACCACAGACCTTCGTCGCGGATGTCCTGCCACGCCCGGTTAACAAGAATCCGGGCGGGCAGGAGCGAGAGGCCAGGATAGAGGCCGATCAGTTCTTGAGCGAATTGGTCGAGCGGCATGGTGCCTTCACCAGATTACCGCCCGAATGCCACACAATGCACCGTGTAGGTGGAGAGATTGGTCGTCGCCGCGACTTGTGCCCCGGTAGTCGCAACCCTCCACATGAAAAGCGCCGAATTGGGGAACTCGGAACCGGAGGCGGGCGCTAGTTTAGTCGCGACCACCTCGTAGGTACCGGTTTCGTCCATGCCCGCCAGGACAACCTCGACATCCTTCAGGCCGAACGCCTGCGCGGAGATGATGAGACCGCCTGTCGGGGGAGTCCCCGGAGTGACTTGCGTGTAGCTCGTGGGGCCTGTGATATTGAACAGCACCATGATGCGGTCGCCCACACCCATGACGCTTACACGCCCGCTTACGTTCGATGCCATCTGGTTCCGTCCTCCTTAGAGATTCTGGAACATGGCCTTCGGCCACAGTTGGACCAATGAGGTCGCGCCGCCGACAGGAGCCGACTGCGCCACGCCAAGTACTGATTTGAGCGTCGTGTAAGTCGGATTGCCGGTTTGAGTCGGGTCATCCGCCTTGTCGGACGGAGCCTGATCCACAATGACGAGATCGCCGATGGCTGGGGTCGTAGCGGTGAGCGATGCCTTAAACGCAACGTTCGCTACGCCTGCGATCTGAATCCAGCCGTAGTAGCCCTTGGAGACGGCACCGAGAGTAACACCAGCCCATTGGCCGATGGTCGTCGCGGTAACGTCCGGGTCCACAATGTAGGCCGCCCGATTCGCCGCTGTAGCCCAGAACACGATCTGGCCTGCGGCGTTCGTGGCGGTTGAGGTCGAGAGAAACTGCACGTAATTGTAGAGACCAGCGTGCAGAGTAATCGCCGATCCACGTAGCCCGGCCTCGGCTTCGGACAAGGCGATGACGCCGCCGAGCTGGCCAGGGTATGGGTTAGCGCCAGTTCCGGTCGAGCTGCCCGAGCCAATGAACTGGTCATTGATAAGGTCGAGGTAGAACCGCGACCAATGGGTGATGTCGGTCAGTAGGTTAGTCGGCATGGTCGATTAGCCTCCAATCCCGTAGATCTGCGTGTTCAATCGAGGAGCAATGCACTCCAGGTTGATCGCAGCCTTGATTTGCCCGGCGACGCGGGTGTTATCTTGCGCCGGGACGAAGCCGGAGAAGCCGAGACCAAATTCAGGATCGTCGGCCAAGCGAAGGAGAAACTTGCGCGTGTTGAACCACACGAATACTTCACCGACCGTGAGAGTCTGCGAGGTCGTCGGGAAGCCATTGACTACCGTGGTAGGCGGCGTGTAGGGGACCGTCGAGGTAGCAAACGAACCGAGGCCGCTCGTTGCGTAGTAGGAGCCGTACTTGGCGGACGGGAAGTAGTCATCCTTGAGGATCAGCGCATTGTTCATGCGCATGCCCATGGCACCCCAGTACGGATCGCGCTCCTGGGCGAAGCGTTGCTGCGGCTGGATACGCTCCTTGATAAAAGCATAGGCAGCCTTGTTGGTCACGCCGAGGTCTGGCTCATCACGACCGATAGCGGCGAGTTGGTAGGTTTCCTCCATCAATTGGTAGGTCACCGGGCCAGTGTTGCCGCCCGAGTCACCAGCCCAATAGACATTGCCGTTCAGGGTCGTGGAAACTGCGCCATTGCGAAGCTGCGTCCCGTAGGTGCCGTAGATATTACCGTCCCACGAGGGGTTATTGCCGTCATTGATCGCCTCGGACCACCCATTGATGTTGGGCAAGCGAGGCGCGATCTGGCCATTCTGCTGGAGATCGAGCGCGATGATCGCGGAGATGGTTTGGATACCATTCTGCATATCGATGTCGATCAGCCGGAAAATGGAGAGATCCCCTCGGTTGAGCACTTGGATGTCTTCCTTGTACTCAACCACCGACACCTCGTAGTACTTCGGATCAAACTCGGTGCCAGCCAGGGTCTGCGGCTTGTTGATGTTGAAGTTCTGGCCGCGCGTATATGCACCACCGATAAGTGGAGCATAGATGAACACGGTCTGCATGAAGGCGCCGCCAGTGAACGGCACCATCGCCTTCTTACGCATGTGCGCGAGGAAAGGCGAGTCCAGGAAGAAGTTGTCCTCTACCGCATCCGGGTAGATCTCCTTCAAGGTCGTTAGGTTAATTTCATCGAGAATCGGGTCCGGCAAGGGTAGACCCTCCGGGCCATGTCACGATCTCGCGTAGGCGGTCCCTGGGGGATTGTCGCAGCGCGCGTTCGAGCTAGGCTGTCTTTGCCGTAGGCGTATCCGGCTGGCCCATGGGAATTCCCTTGGCGCGCCGGTCCAGATAACTGTGAGCGGCCTTTTCAAAGCGACGCTCACGGCCCATGGCAGAATCGGTTGAGGGCGGCAATTTGCCGTTGTCCGCGTATCGATCCTGACCATTAGCAGCGGCTGCGATTGCGTCTTTCTCAGCAGGAGTTTTCATATCCCGCTTGAAAATAAGCGACCCTTCGCGCGACTGCTGCCCACCTGGTTGATTACCTCCGTTCAGAGCGGCTTCGGTGGCTTTCTGCCGGTATTCGCCTTCCAACTCCCCACGGATCTTGCTGGTGAGCTGCTCCGTGCGGATCTCTTCGCGGCGCTTGGGAACCTCGAACGTGCGCTCCCAAATCGTACGGAGATCCTGAGTCGGTCGCCCTTGGCGGCCTAACTGGGCATTGGTTTCTAGCGCCTTCGCGAGGAGAGCGTTCCGTCCACGTAGGACGTTGCCCTCAGCATCAGTAAACTCGAAGCTGCGAAGGGACTTACCGAAGAGTTCCTGATGTTCCTCGGCAATATCCGGGAACTCGGCCAGGAGACGAAGCATCTGGCGATCGCGTTGCGTCGCGAGCTTCATAATGTCCTCTTCGGTCATGTACTTAGGCTGATTGCCGTTACCGTTACCATTCGCCGGTTGCGATGACGGTGATCCGTTCCCGTTGCCAGATCCAGCGGCGGGTGTCGCAATCCCTTCGAAAAGGGACGCTTCGTCCGCGCCGTAGGTGGCCGCGAGAGTTTTCATCCGAGCGCGATACTGGCCTTCGGTAATGCGCGCGGCTTCAAGATCGGCGACGATTTTGTTGTACTTCTCGTCGAGACCCTGCTTCCACGTGGCCAGGTTCTGGCGCTCGGTGAGCACCGACTGCACATCGTTATCGAGCGAACGCCTCTGGTCCGCGAGTTCCATCGTCTTCCGCGAATAGTCGCCTCGCATCAGAACGCCGTCACGTACGCGGGCAGAGACTTTCTCTTTACCGAGGATCGTTTGCAGGTTATTGATCTCGTCCTGCGAGAGTGCGCCGTCAGCGGCGATGCTGGCGACCCACTGGCGAAGGTCGAAATCGTCTTGGGCTTGCTGGTTATTGCCTGTTGGCATGGTTAGCTCCGTCCGATTGCTCGGATTGTGGATTGGTCTCGCAACGGGAGTTATCACTCACGCGAATGGCTCCTTGCTGCGGCTGGAAACTTATGGTCACGCCATCCCCCGCGGCGCAGGCGGCTCCTGCGCCATATTCGGCTGGGACACAGACCTCGACATCGCTGACCGGATGGCATTCACGGCCTGACGGAGATCTTTAGCGGCTTCTGGGAACTCTTGCGCCATGGCATTGATCTGGTTCTCTATCTGGCGATATTTCATCATGATAGAGCGGAGGCGCTCTTGCGGATCGGGCGCCGTTTGCTGCGGCATCGGGCCGGTCAGGGCATCGAGGGGAGGTGGTTGCTGCGGCGGAACCGGTCGTTGATTAGGGGATTCGGGAGAGCCAGGCGCGCCAGGCGGGATAAAGCCAGGAGTGAACGGACTAGCGATCGACGCCACCTGTCATCTCTTTGCGGACATTCGGCGCATGAATGGGGTCGCCACCTTACCGGGGGATTTGGTCTTGCTCGTACCCTTCTTCATGCCACGCATTCGTTTCATTCGGCCTCACGATCGCCCGGACGCCCGGATTCGGGAGAACCACTCAGCGCTTCCGCTTGTGCGGGCGCCTTTTTCCACGACGCGCCATGTAACGACGCGACGGAACTACCGCTTTTTGCGCCGACGATGCCGGTCAGCAACTTCGTACTTCGAGAGCTGAGTAACCATCGCTTCCTCCTTCCCCGACCGCGCGTTTTATAACGCTATCGGTACACAGAGTTTGAAATCAGGTACTACAGATGAACCCTCGGCGTCCGGGCATCATCTGAGGGAGATGGTAGTACCGGGACGTATAGGCTGTCAAGTACTATTGTGAGGGCTGATTGCGTTTGGCCAGGGATGCGACGTACTGGGTACCGGATTTGGTGCCGAATGGCGTCGAGGAGCCGGATGTGTAAGAAGCAAGCCGGGCCGCTTTCTTCGGGTCCTGCTTGGCAAGGAGCTTCAGATAGGTTTCACGGACCAGCTTCGCCTCAGCTGGGTCTGTAAGACCGATAGTTGCACCTTGCGACTTCATGAAGTCCGCGCCTTGAGTTACGGCACCGGATGACAGAACACGTGCAGCAAGCTCTCCGGGGATATTGCCTGCGCTGTAACCGGCCTTATCGCTGAGGTTCTTGAGGCCAGTGCGCAGCCGGTCGGCAGTCTCTTTAGGGAGCGCTTTGAGCAATACTTCCGGAGATACAGCCTCCTCACCCAAATATTGGTGCATGGACTCGTGGGTCGGCACGCCTTCTTTGCCTTCGGACAGCAAAGCCGGATTGAGGACAGTCACTGGTCCAGATGGCAACTGCTCGCGTACCAATTCGGCCAACGGGCCACCGCCCATCCCCACATCACCGGGATGCAGGAACGTAGAGCCATAATTTCCCGGGCCGATGCGCTCGGCCTGCTGTTCGCTACCTGCCATATACATCGGGCGGCGTGTCAGCCGAGAATAGGCTTCGTGCGCACCGGCAGTACCAGGCTGGCCCCCGAATAGCTCCTGCACACGGTTCTTGAGGAGCGCAAGGAATGACGGGGACGGCTCCGGCATGGATTGGTCAGGCATCCCAGACCTCGTGCATGAATCGCTCAGACCAACGATTCCACTCGAAGTTCGGCTGATGGATCATGCCACAGGAGCCACACATCCACGCAGTGACCTGGCCCGCAGCGATCGCAACCGGATTCATTACTGCGTGGCACTTCAGGCACGATGCAGCGGTCAATTCTCTGGTGACTGCGGCGGTGGGAGCCGTCGCCATAGATCCTGTACCTTCCCCTTCCAGTTACAGGATACATGAAAGGCGGCCCCATCCGGGTAGAAGATTATGCCGGATAGCGTCAGGCAGTGCGGGCAGCCTACCAGGAAGTAGGAATGATCTCGATCGGGGAGTGTGTTCATTACATCTTCGGTGGTCATCGAGATTCAGCCACGGTCTGGCGGCCTCCTTTTTGTACGAGATGCGGCGCCGTGCCACCAGATGGTTTGCGCCCGGCCTGACCCGGCTGCGGCTGCGGCATCATCTGCTGTAGTATTTTACGCCACTCGATCCAGCGCTGCATGATATTCTTCGTCGCGGGCGGCTCCTCGCCGATCGTGATATCTAGTTCTTTTGCCAGTGTCCACGGATCCATCGGGAAGGCTGGCGCGCCGGACATTCGGTAGAGCTGGAGATAGAGCATCTTCCGCGACATTTGCGTGATTTGGTGCAGGGATTGTGGCGTCACGTGGAAGACGAAATTGTCCATGTGCCAGCGCGCACGCTGCCAGAGAGCTGTGGGAGAAGCAGAGTCGGTCGGCTCACCAAGAACGTGCGAAGGGATCATCGAGGCTGGCTCATAGTCGAAGTCCTCTTCGACAATGCCATCCTGGAATCCGAGGAGCTGGACGCGACGCGGCGCGTTGTAGAACTGGAAGAACAGGCACTTGACCATTTCTCCCAAATCGCGTAGCCCAGCTTCCATGCCTCGTGATATGTCCTGGACGAGCGGCCCCATCATCTCGAAGAGCTTGTCGAGGGATTCGGATGCGGGGATCTGACGGGCTTTGGCGAGCGCGGTCATGTTAGTCACGCCCGAGACGTGATCCATCTGCTCGTAGAGGAACTTGATGAATTCGGGGATGGAGGAATCGACTTGGTACCAGCGTGGATCGAGGATGGCTTTGATCGGCTCGCCTGTTACGCCGATGGGCGCGGGCACGGACTGGCCACCTTGGCGGAAGTCGAGATCGTCCATCACGGATTTCGCGAGCACGTTGTTGTCGTACCAGACGTTGGGGCGCAGACGGGCGTTTGACGCGTCGTCGATTGCACGCATCAGGGAGTTCGCGGAGGATTGCATTGGTGCCATGTCGCGCATCGCCGAGTATCCGCAGACCTCCCAGGGCCAGTCATCGGGGGTGAAGCCAACGACGGGGACCTTGCGATGCCACCACGGAGACGGGCCGTCCTCGATTTCGAGGTTGCATTCCGGGCACGCGATCAGGCGGCGGCGCGCGGGATAGAGCATCGATTCCTCGCGGCCCACTTTGCGCATCAGCTTTTTGCCAGTGTCCCGGTCGTATTGCGTGGTCTCCATCAGGGCTTCGTAGACGGGCACGGTGTACGAGAAGTTCGTGTCGGCATCGCCCATCACGATTGGATCGGGGCCGAGGTTGATCGACGGGTCCATGATGTAGGTGTGGAATATGTCGAGCATCGGGAACGGGGTGTCGTCTTCCTCGCGGCGTTGCTGGCCACCACCTAGACGACGGAGGATGGGAGTAACAAATCCGGTGACTCGGCCCATTCCACGGCGTAAGGCACCACTGGCGACGTAGGTTGGGGCGAACTTATCGGCGAGGGTCGGCCACACGGCGCAGGCGACGTGAATGGGAGTGCGGACCCGGATGATGACGGCGTAGCAGCCTTGGATATTGTGATCCGATGGCATTTGAACGAAAAGAACGTCGCGCGGGCCATAAACGTTGAGGTAGATATCCCCACGTCCAGCGTTCCAAAAGTCTCGCTTCCAGATCGGCGAAACGTAACCTGTGCCCATAACCATCGCATACTGAAGCGCTTGACGAACACGCCGGTCTGCGAACGTGTTTTGCCACCATCCGGTAACAAGTTTGTTGAGGACGACGGCGTGCTTGTCGAAGTCGTGGTTGTCATTCTTGTAACCCCACATCGGGCGAAGATTCGAGAGGGACGAGACGATCTCGCGCACGTTGCGTTTCGCGCGGTTGATACGGAGACCGGAGAGCGAGCGGGCCTGGCGCTGGTCGGAGGGAGATACGCCACCGATCACGTCGAGTGCGCGGTCCATGTCCATGAAGGCGCGCTGGGTTTTCAGGAATTGCTCAGCCTCGCCAATGGCTTCGCGGAGCCAGCCAAGCTTCTGATCGGAGGGGACGCGATCACCAGCGGCGGTGTAGGCTGGGGGACAGCGCCAGTCGGAGTCGCGATAGCTGGCCATCAACCCTTCCGTGACTTCCAGTTAGTACGCGCGTCGGCATGCGCTTCGCGGTTCGAAGAGTCATTCGCAAACACATCGATATGGAAATTCGCCGAGCCTGGACGAGTACGTGGCTTCGAGTCAACATACTCACGCATGCGCGCGGCGAATTCGCGGCCCTCCGCCGACATGCCATGACGCACTTGGCCCTCGCGGTTCTTCCACATGCCACCAGCCATCAATCGATCGAGATCCGCGCGGTTCCGCCGACGATTTTGATCGCGATTGGATTGCTCGTGAGCGTGTTGCTCGCGTATTTGGGAATCTTCGCGGGCGTTGACTTCGCGAGTAATCCGATCGGCTTCCCTGAGAGTTCGGATCTCAACTTTCTCACACCCTGCGCGTACAGGCGCGTCATGTGACGCCGGAAAACTGTACGATCCATCCGGGTTACGATGGACCACGATGGGGTCGAACTTCTGTGCGTTCTGTTCATAAATCGATCCGTGGGGGCAAAATGGGTAGTCGCCGATTTCAAGCGCCGCGCCGCATTCCATGCAGACGGTCTTCACGAGACGATCTCCACGACTTCCGCGTCCAACGCAGCCTGATCCTCAGCATCAAGCTCAATAGGCGGGCGATAGTGAAAGGCGCATGGCTTGCCCACCACGCAGTCACAGTTCAAGAACGAGTCCAATGTCATCTTGGCGTTCTCCCTGTCCAGCAGCATCATACGACGTACCTGTTCCCTTGGCCCCCTTAGGTCCTCAAGGCGCTGGAACACGTATATGTAAAAGTACTGCCCATCAGAACGCTGCGCGCATATATGCATGCTACGCACGAAACCATCATGGTGGTTTACCCAATCCGATCCGTTGATCCACAACCATCTGCGCTTCCCCGGAAGAGTATCCGGTACGGCTGGAATAACAGCTTTGATCGGGCACGCGATCAACGCAGCCAAGCCAGTGAGGAAACTACGGCGCGACGTTCTCATCGGCTCTATCATAGGTCAAACTCGCCTGAATACTCAAACCTTTCCTCGGGATCGTCCGCTCGCCCGTACTTGAACATACGCGAGATGACGGACTCCTGGTCCTCTGGCTTGTACATGTAGGACTGCATCGGCGAGTCAGCAGGAATATCCATGGCCTGGAAGCCAGGGGAGTAGATTGGGTGTTCTAGACGCCCGCCGATCCGTTCACGCACGTCAGAGAGACCGCGCATCCCTTGATGGATCTCGGTGTCGTAGAGTGAGAGCAGGATGAAGCCGAGGGACATTATCCGGTCGTCATGGCCGCCGTAGGCTGCTTTCATGTCCTGCGAATCCCAGTCGCGCTCCCAGTCTTCCATCTCCTCGACGAACCACGGCGAGTTGATGTCTATCCAGCCATCGCGGAGGGCTTTGGTTACCCAATCTACGAGCATGCAGCGGAACCAGTAGACGGTGACGATCCCGAGCTTATGGGCTTTGTGCTTCTGGATGCGTGCGGAATCGTAGCGCACCCAGGGGTGGAAGTTCACCCAGCCGCGTTTGCGTAGTTCGTTCTGGACGACTTCGCCGTTGCCTTTGCATTCGATCGCCGCGCGGACTTGACGGCGCATGCCTTCTCGGTAGACCGAGTAATAAGTTCCGACCGCCATGGCGAACGGCCAGAGGTCGAAGGCGTTAGTGTAATCGTAAGCATACTCGGCGACTTGCGCGTCATTGCGATAAGTATCTCCTTTCCGCATAAACTCCAGGACTGAACGATCTTGTCCAAGACCGTCAGAGGTATCGCATCCGTAGCCATAAAGCGCAGTTTCTTCAGGGTGCTCCCAGATGTAGAGTTTGCCGAGTCCATCGTCACTTGAGTAACCCTCCCATTTCACAGGTTGAAAGCAGTAGTCTAGCGGGAGCCCCGTGCCCCACGTGCAGCGGACGTTGATTGGCGCGATATTACGGTCCCAGCGAGGTTCCGGTACACGAAGGCGGTCTGGGATATCGGGACCAAGGATTGTATAAACGCCGAGAGGGTTTCGTGCGGAAGTAGCAGAATGGTAGGCTGCAATCGTCTCGGCGTCGAATACGCTGATATTTGAAGATTGGAACGCTTCGAGATCATCGGCGGGCATCTCCTGGAAGAACTTGTTCAGCTCCTGCTTGGCTTTGTGCTCCTCGTACTCGACCTCGTAGAACCACATCTGCTCGCGCGGCATCTGCCAGCCTTCGCCCAGGAATCGGCGCAGGAGCGCATTCACCTTCACGTAGGATCGGGCGCGCTCGGCATGAGCGGTCACCATTGCGTTCGGCGACCAGTCATGAGGCATCGGACGGGCGCGCAGCCAGGTCTCGGACGGGTAGAGGTCGGTCCCGACGAACCACGGAAGGAAGATGGGGCGCAGGCGCGAGCGCCCGGAGTCCCAGTTCTCCTTCGCGTACTGCCAGGAGCGGTGCCACCAGTTTCGGCGCCCCATGGCGGTGGATTCGAGGACCAGGAACATCCACGGGGAATCGTGCATTGCACGCATGAGAGAGGCGTCTACGAGATCCTCGGCGTTTTTGTAGTCCGAGAGTTCGGAGAGATGCGCAACGGTCGGGGTGGTGCCACGCGCGATCCCGGTGAACTGCGCACCGTGCTGGATCGAGATCGCAGAGTCCTGGCCGGGGAATTCCATCAGTTCGCCCACAACCTGGCGGATCTCGGGCTGGAGGTAGAACGGCTGCTCGTCGAAGGCCAGCTCCATCATTCCGGCCATCTTCGTGGACTTATCGGGGTCCGAGGACGAGACTACCGCGTTCACGTGGGAATAGAATTGCGCGCGGTGGAGCACGCGGAGTTCGGTGTCGGTCGAGACGCCGAGCTGGCGGGCCTTGAGTTCGATGAAGGCGATGGCGATCTGCTGGAGTTCGTTCTCGGAATCGAGGGTGTGAAGGATACGTTGCGCGACGTTCGGGGAGTAGTGGATCAGGGTGCCATCGCGGGAGCGGATACGTGCGTAGCGGGTCGCCCAATAATTGAAGTCACAACGACAGACCTGGCGTTCATTGCGTTTCCACTGTTCCTCGTCAGCATGAAGATCCCTCTTCAACTTTCCGGTCTCGGGGTCAATGAGATCACGGAAGTACCGCGCGGCGCTATCGACTTCGGAAACCGAGTGATACTTTAGCTCGAAGTCGAAGCGCGGTTTGCCCTGAGCGTCACGCGCTGCTTGCACCTTGGCGAGATTGCGGTCGATTACGGCGCGGTGGTAGATGGCAGAAACTCCTCGATGGCCTGTAGGATAGCGGGCACATCCCACTTGAACGGATCGCGGTTACGGAAATAGCGCACATGCGGCCCGTACCATTCGTCAACTAGGGTATCGCGGAACCATTGCCAGCCGGAGTGGCAGGGGAGCAGGATCAGGGTTGGGACGCCACAGAGCGCGGAGAGATGAGCTACGGCGGTGTCGGCGGTGACTACGTAATCACAGCATTGCACCAAAGCCGTTGTGTCCGTCCAAGTTGCATCAGGTGCGAGCGTGTAGCAGTACACCTTGTAACCTTTCGCGCCCGGAGACGCGCCAGGAACTAGAGACTCTAATCGACCGCGCGATTGCAAATTACAAGCTATGTCACGTGCTGACAGATCGTCTAGCATCTTCGTCTTGCGCATATCGCCGAGTTGCGCAGCGGTCCAACAGAATCCGATGCGTGGTGTCTTATTACGTGGCGGCAGGGGTCTATAACACATCTGCGTCCACGCATTCGGCCAAGGCACATCCCCCATCGACCTCATCCCACTCAACGCAGGCAAACTCATCCAGCTCGTCGAGTAATCGTACTCAAGCTGCAAATCCGCGTCTTTTGAGATAACGCGATCCACGCCGAGTTTCGTCCAATCCGTCCAGTCCTTGAGGCAGTCCCAGATCATCAACGTGACCTTTGTCGCCCCGGATGCTTTGACAAAGGGTAGCCAGCGCGAGAACAGGAATGCGTCGCCGTATCCGCCTTCGCAGACAACGAGCACGCGACCGGGCTTGAAGGACGGGTGCCAGGGCGGGGCGACCGGGAACACGTGCCAGGAGTAGTTGATCCGGCCCATTTCCCAGAGCGGCCACGCACGGGAGAATTCGCGCTCGCGGAGGAGGCATTGCGCGTAGCCAAGTGCGATACGGGTGTTGGAAGGGTCGAGCGAGAAGGCTTTGTCGTAGAGGGATAGAGATTGCGAGAAATTGCCGAGATCGGATTCCAGGTTCGCGAGGTTGAAATAGGCAACCGGGGAGCGTGGCGAGAAAGTCACGGCTTTGAGGAGGTGATCGCGCGCGGAGAAGAGGTGGCCTGCGGCGCGTTCGGCGACTGCGAGATTGCAGTAGGTCTTGTAGGATGGGTCGCGCCAGGCGAGTTCGCGCAGGGTTGCGAGCGCGGATTGCACGTTGCCTTCGGCGAGGGCGGACAGACCAGGCGCATTGGCGAGATGCTCAGACATCTAGGTATCCATGTCCACGGGCATGTTCATCTCAAAGCGTAGAAACTCGCCACCGTATATGTTGATGCGAAGGTTGCAGTGCAGCGCGGCATCAACGGGAGCAAATTCGGCGCGCATCTCATTCACCATGTGGGCCACAATGAAGCCGGGATCTACAGCTTGCTCCAGGGTTGTCATAGTCAGTAACCGCACTAGGCACCAACCACGAGCCGCCCATTGCATAGACTCAGACATCTAGGTATCGGCCTCGTGTGCCATTTTCTCAACTTCGTCAGGTGTGAAATTAGCGTAGCCACCCTGCTCCTCGATCGGAGTTTCCCACTTCCAGCAATGAAACCACCAACGTTGCCAAGAATATGGTCGCCACAGTGCCAACTGCAATATCGGGTCACCTGAGGCGCGTGGCTTGTAGAAAAATGTCAGCCAGAACCACGGCGTGTTCCAGTCAAAGATGCGTAGTCGTCTCATACATCGGCCCCCTCGCCAGATCTCACATGACCACTTCGGATCACCTCGGTAAATTCAAGCGTGTCATCCTCCATCGACTCTAGGCCATCGTCCAGCCTACCCGCCTTAGCCATAGACCGGGCGCTCGCCATCGCCGCAGCCTTCACATTGATGGATGTCCCGGCAGGCGTCGGCAGGAATCCGCTCGATTTCAGCAGCGCCTCCCTATCCTTGAACCCGTCCTTCTTCTTCGCGAACTTGACCATGTGCTGGATCACCTCGGTCTGGTTGATCGAGCGCACGAAGGACGCGGATACACTATCGACCTCGACAGCAGTCTGGCAGGCGAGGCCGAACATTTTGCCGGGCGTGACGCCGACCGCATCGCAGAAGTCATGGAGGCCGATGGCTTTGCGGCGCTGCCCGCTCATATCGTTCCAGGCAAGGATCATGATCATGCGCGGGTCCTCGGGACCGAGATCGAGGCAGGCGAACAGGCGGAATACGTTCTTCCAACCACCGGGGACGATCTTCTGGAATAGGACCGATACAGACTCCTCGTAGCCTCGCGGGGCTTCGATGCGGGGTAGGGATTCATCGGGATCAGGAACCAACGTAATTGCCGGGATCTCCGGTGCCGTCCTCGTCGAGCCAGGCGGGAACGTCGAGGGGGTCGTCGCGGTCGTAGACGCCGGTCCGAGTGATTTGAGAGCGGTCCTCCAGTTTTCCACTTTCTTGCGCGTCCGCTTGACGCTCTCCCATGACTGGTGCGGCGGTTGTGGTTTCGCGCCCGATGGTTGATCCTTCGTGTCCTGATCCATAGCCATAGCGTCTCCAGACGTTGTGGTCTATCCCGATTTTGTCACGTTCGCGCTCACGGCGGTCGAGGTCGGAGGGGCGGGATATGGATTCCACACCAATCTTAGGACCTGTGTATGGTTGCTGTGGGTTTCCAACAGGAGGGGCAAGCCGGTCGAGTGCATCGGCAATTCGTCGCAGAATCGGGATGATTTCTGAGAATGAGGCATGGAACTCGAAGAAACCCACACGCTACCTGACACGGTTTCCGAAGGGCACAGGCAAGGGGTTCTTGGCACCAGCGCCGACCTCTCCACGTCTCGCGAAGGTGATCTGCGGCGGCGCCGTTTTGGTCGAGATTCCCATTTCTTCGCGGAGTGCATCCGGGGGCAGATGCTCGCCGACCTCGGGGGACGGATCGCTGGTCAGGGTTTCTGATAGCGGCTTCTCGGCGGTCTCGACTGGCTGAGCGGCGGCGACGTTATCCGGCTGCTCGGGCACCGGGATGACCTGCTCGACGAACCCTTCGACCTCGACTTTCTTGTCCTCGGGCGTGCGTGGGTAGATTTTGAGGTCGATCGTGACGCGCCAGGAGACTTTCGGGAAGGTCAGGTGGCGCTGGAGCTCCTGATCCTGGCTGAGGACGCGTTGCACATCGCGCAGCAGGACCTGGCGCAGCTCGTCGCCATTCAATGCGTTGAACACTCTCATCTTCGGTTTGCCTCCAATCCAGTTACCTGCGAAGTCTCGGGCCATCGTTCAGCCATGTCAGTGCGGACGCCGTGGTTCACGCGCGTTATATCCAGGGACGTACTCCTCGATCTTATGCCACTCGACGCCATTGACCTTGGCGAGGTAGGCCATTTTGAGTGCGTGCTGGCGAAGCGGCACGTACCGACCGATCTCCCACGAGCGGATGGTGTTCTCTTTCAGACCAAGCTGCTCGGCGAACTTGGTCTGGGTCATGTGGAGGGCGCCTTTACGAAGCGCGCGGATGTCATCGCCGGACGGCGGGTAGTAGACCGGCTTGCGCCGCAGCATCTTGTCGCGAAGGGTTTTGACGCGTTTGCGGCGGGCGGCGACGCGTTTGACTCGCTTTCGCTCAGTGGCCTTATAGATGTCCCATTTGTAGGCCTCAGATAGCTCAGCATCCACGTCATCCACGAGCCACAGCATAGCTCACCGTACCGCAGTGAGTCAAGACCAAAATTTTGTTGCAATCAGGTTGCGGCGGGTGTATATTCGCTCGGTCGGCTATCCCCCGGCGTTCTGACTCTGCGGCCCGGACCTACCTTTTTGCCGGGCCATTTTCTTGGTCAGCGTTTAGAAGGGAATAGCCAGACTGGGGATACGACATGGGAACGACCGCCGACCGTGACATCATTGAGGGAATACTTCCACGTGACCGGCTGCATTTAATTGCGGGGCCATCGGGAGTCGGCAAGAGCACGCTGATCTTCCAGATGGTCGAGGCGATCAGGGCAGGCACGCCATTCTTTGGGTTCCCGGCCACGCCAGTACCGATTCTCTACATCACCGCCGACCGCACGCGTAAGGAGCACGAGGAGACCTGCGTGAGAGTTGGGGTCGATTTCGCAGGCATCAAGGTCGTGACGATGGGCGACTACCTGAGCCTGCCATTGCTGGTAGAGATCCTCGACAAGCATGCACACAAAGACTATCTAGTTATCGTAGAGCCACTTCCGTTCTTTATTGTAGACGCATTGAACCGGCCCGGGAACATAAACGACAACACTCAGGTGTCCAGGTTTCTGTCGATGCTGAAGGTGCGTTGTGAGAAAGAAAAGTACACAATGCTCGGCAGTTGCCACGCTCCTAAATCCAAAGAGGGCAACAACTACCAGATGATGCGCGAACGGATCGCCGGTACCAATGCATGGGGCGCATACACAGCGACGAACATCTGCCTAGAGTTACAAGATCCCAGTGATGTAGCGAGCCCATTCCGGGCGATCCATTTCATCCTCAGAAACACCAAGAGCTTCTCTAAGCAGTTCCAGTTCACCGATACGGGAAGGCTGGAGATTTGCCAACCCGGTAAGTCGAATGCATGGGCTGCTCTTGACAAAGAACTCAACAACTGGCCCCCGGATCAAACGATTACTACCGATGACCTGGAGATGTGGAGTGGGTTGGTAAACTGCTCCCGCAAGACGCTTTACCGCTGGGTAGACGCCAAGATCATGGAGGTCGAGATGATGAGGATCGACCGAGGCTTGTACAAGAAGCTGAACCGGGCGGCAAACTGACACAAGCCAGCATTCCTTTAATTTCAACGACTTAGCCTACCCCCTTATTGTCTCTGTGTATTCGTGACACAAGCAGGTTAACTCCTTGCTAATCATGCATATGCATTTGTGTCACCCTTTTTGGATGACACTGACACAAGTGACATATTACCCGACTCGTGTCACTTGTGTCATCCTCTTTCTCTCTCTCATGACACTATATATATATATATATATAAAGGAGTTAAGTAGGTTTGTGTCACGTTTTCCCCGGTGTACATAGGCAAAAGCTAAGTCATTGAAAACACGTGGCTGTGATTTGTGTCAACTGAAAATAAATAATAGGCCGAGAGACCAAGCCGCACTCACCGCCCCCTCCTCCCCCCTCCCCTTGGACAATCGACGGCGGAATATGTGGCATTCGGGCGGGTTGGGCGGGTGCGAGATTACCGAGCGCTGGGGACCTGGGCACTGGTGGCCACACTACCTTATATGCGCATGGGCGGATGGGACCTAGGTCCGGCGCCCACCAGGGGTCGAATTCGGCGCGCGGACAATGGGACGCGATGGGCCAATGGGACAAGCTGGGCGGCCGACTACGTGTGTACGTACCTGCGCGCCTCGCACTCAACGTACCTGCGCCTGTGTGTAGCCCACTTGTGCCACGTGGCGCGCGTGCTGGCCAGATGGCTAGCCCCTTTTGTGTGTCCTGCTCACCCTTACGGGTGTGACCAGTGCGCGACGAAGTGTACGGTAACGTTACCGGACAGGGTATGAGGGATTTTTACGGTTACGCTCACTGCGAAACAGTGAGAATAGATGTTGACAGCGGATTGGGAGTGGGGCATACTGAGAGAGTCAGTTGAGGAGCTGACATGGACATGGCAAAGAGGCAACAGTTATCCGCAATGCACCGCGTGACTTGGTGCAAGAACTTCGTTTCGGGTCCGCTCACGGGCCTGCAGGTTCGCTGCTCGATCACAGTCGATTCACAGCGCTGCGCTGAAGTCCAAGCGGGCTTGAGTGACCACACGCCCGATAATCCTGGTGAGGATTGCCTGACTGGCACGCAATATTGGTGCTCTGGCGTCGGTTGCGAAGAGATCGCCACTGAAATGCCGTCCACAACCTTGCCCAAGCTCGCCGATGGTCGCTTGGAATCCTACGCATGGCCGGGAGGATATCCGATTTACTATCTGGACGGTGAAAGCTCGGTCCTTTGCCCAGGATGTGCGCAACACTCGCTGGAGGATTCGATTCCACACTTCCAGCCTCAAGCCTTTGGTGTCCTGTATGAAGCCGAATCGCTGCTCTGCGATCAGTGCAGCAAGGAAATCAATGACCGGTTCGACGCGGGCAAGGGTTAAGAGCAGTGATCCCCACGCGTGCGGCTCGCTCACTCGATCGAGCCAATCGCGGGCGGATTGACGCTCAGAGGAGATTTTGACATGGCATACAACAAACGCACGCGGTACCAAATACGTGCAATCCTGTACTTTGCAATCGCTTGTGTGTTCCTTTTCATCGCAGCACGCCGCGAATTCGAGATCTACGCATGCCAAGCAGGAGCCGACCGTGGTCCGTACGCTGGCCGATTGAGCGATGTAGACCGCGCGGTGCTAATCCACGATTGCATCGAGGGAAAATAAAATGGAACGCACAATCGACCAACGTCTAGACGCCCTCACTGCGTCCGTGGAGCTCCTAGCCTCGATCTACAGCGACCGTGAACGCGTGTTCTACGATTCGATGCGCGAACAACACGAGTTTAACAAGCTGATCGTTGCTGAGCTGAAGGCTACGGGCGCCGCGCTCACGTTAATGGCATCGAGCCAGGCGAAGTTAACGGATATTGCTGAGTATCACGAAGGCTTGTTCCGGAAACAGAACAAGATCGATGGGGATACGCCGATTTCGGAGCTGAGACCATGAAGCGGACAGCAACGCTAGTTAAAATACCCATTACATGTGAAATCGCCCGCGCCATTGCTATGGATTATGCTGACAGAGCCATGCGCCACGCAAATCGAAAAAGCTGGAATCTGAGCGATTACAACCTGGCTGCACGCAAGTTTAAAGAGTTGTGGCCGCAATCGCTTAACGACTTCCCTACGGCTGATCTCGCCATGTCACAACCGTAGGTGAAAAGAGAGGCAGCCTGATACATCCGCTCTCCTCGACGGGTTATCTGATGTCGGCTGCCTCTCGTTTGAGCGAGATTTCTTGCACCAGATCCGGCTGGATCGTATGCCAGTCGTAGGCTGGAAACCGCTGGACAGGGAATCTCGCTGAAAGTGAGGATAACGAACAATGGAAGCTATCGACACTGATCCCATTAGCCCGACGATCACATTGCACTACGGCGGGTTTGAGCATTGGTGTGATCAAAAACTTGAGGTGTGTGTGTCACATCGCGAGAGCTATGTATATCTGGAAATCGGATGTGTGCGCCTGTTCATTTCGGCTGAGCAGTACGAAAAGTTTCGCTCGGATGTCGCTTCGCTACCTGAGTATCGCATCGCGGGAGGTGGTCCATTCAGACCGGTACATACCAGCACCGAAGCTGATATCGAGCCGCCAATCGCAATCCCCGATCACGACCAAGAGCGCGACGCACGCTTGCAACTCCCTTCTCAGGAGGTGCGCAATGGCTAGTGCGTGGGCAGAGCAACAAGTCGCGGCGTTCTGGAAGCGCTATCGCATGTACATTCCCGATGACGCAATTGCTGACGCGCTTGACCGAGCGCGCGAATTGGGCCATTGGGAGGGTGAAATAGAAATGGCCGAAGATCTGGGTACAGCAGATAGCAGTTGCGTAGAGCGCTTGAAAGCACAGCGTAACATGCGGCTACAACCCCCTTCTCCGGAGGCCAGGTAGCCATGTCTCTCGTATGGATGCCGCCTGGCTCGAATCGGGATACGAAGGCCCTATATGTAACCTCGCGTGAGGAGTCGATTGAAAAAGTTACGGTCATCAGCAGAAAATTGCGAGGCTCGGATGTTGGGTGGGCATGGAGAGTGATCGGATGGTTGTGGATGAGGATCGAGGGGGTGAGGTGAGCGATGGCGAGTAACTGGCGCGTCGGACGAAAGATACCACTGAACGTCTACGAAGGTGCCAGGCCAGTGTGTCAGTGCCATGACACGGAGGATGCAGCGAAGATCGTCGCGGCCGTGAACGTGCATAGCAATGCTCTCGACCGCGCGAAGCTCGACGGGAAGATTGAGGTGCTGACGAACATGGTGCGTATTGCGAAAGAAGGTAAATGTAGAGATGCTATACAGTCAGCACGCGCTAAATTGACCAGCCTGCGCGCGGAGAGTGAGAAACTGGGATGACCGAGATCCAAATCCGGCGTGCTTGCAAAAAGCCAAAGCCTCGTTCAAGTAATCAGCTAGGCCACTTCAAGGCCATAGAGTGCCCCGACTGTGGCGCACCTGCTTATGAAGGCAATAAGATACAACACGTACGCGTGTATGAATGGGTACCGCTCACATCTCTGGCTAAGCTGACGGCGGGGAAAGGTGAGGTGGAGGGATGAGCGAACTCACGATCGCGATCACATGTTATAAGCGCCCGGAGCTGCTCAAAGGGTTGCTGGAGTCGATTGCGCAAGCTGATCTGACACATGTCGTGCGGTTCGTCGTAAGTGTAGACTGGCACTCGGATGAGATGTTCATGCGCATGTGCGACGTGTTTAGGCAGTCAGTCGGGGACCTCGGCGCGCGTGGTTGCCGTTTGTGCAAACAGGCGTATCGGCTCGGTATACATAACCACAATCGCTGGTTGATAAATGAAGCCTTCAACGCGCATAAGGCCGAGGCCGTGGTCATGTTGGAGGAGGACTGCGTAGTCGCGCCTGATGCGTTAAACTTTGCGTGGTGGGCGTTGCAGCAGAATGGCGCGATCGTAAACCTAGGTGGCAAATGGTCCGATGGCGTCAGACATGCCGTACGTGGTACGCACCTTATCGAATCCGCAGGCTGGGCGGTCACTCGCGAGAACTGGCAACAGATCGAGCCTTACTGGAATGGCAAGATGCGCATGCCTGTCGGCTGGGACTGGTCACTCTCGTACCTCTGCTACGTGCGCGGATGGGACACAATCGATCCACTAGTCGCGCGAGTGAAGAACGTCGGTCGAACGAATGGTACGTATCAGACAGCAGCGGATTATGACCTGGATCGCGCGAATGTCGTACTGGCGACCGGGATACCGAAGGAGTACACGCTGCTGGAGGGCGAACCGGATCGGACTTGGCCTGAGTGGGTGAAAGAGGAGGCACGGCTGTGAAACTTGTTGTGCTGTCCTCGTGCTATCAACGTCCAGATCTCCTCGCGACACTCGCCGAGTCCTGCCAGCTATTCAGGCATGATCTGATCCTGGTCGAAAAGCCCGGAGCCGCATGGACCAACTGCCGCGAAGGGAAACTCATCGCCGCGCGCGACAAGCTGAAGGAGCTGGCGACGGCTGGTGTCTATACGCACGCGCTGTGGACCGATGGCTTTGACTCGTTCATGTGCCAGCCACTACATGCGATTGCACGTGAGCACGCTGCGATGGGTAGCCCAGAGATCATCCTGTCAGCCGAGAAGAACTGCTTTCCTGACGCCACACTAGCCAAGCTCTACCCACTGCAAGACTCGCCTTGGGAGTTCGTATGCGCTGGCGGCTGGCTGGTCGAGATATCAGCGCGCGTCTGTGGTGTCTTCGATCAACTCTGCGCTGAGGAGTCGCCGGAAGATCAGCTTACCTGGGCGCGCGCGTATGTCAATGGATTCGTCGGCGGAATGGCAACGCTCGATGTAGGATGCAGGATATTCCAGACGATGTGGGGGACCTCGGAGTTCGACGAGGTGACCGTTACGCCAAAAATCAACGGTGATGTGGTGAATCACGTCACGGGAAGTCATCCTTGCGTCATTCACTTCAATGGCTCAGGCCCAGATCATCCGACTCAGCGTTATTTGAGCATGTGGCAGCGTTTGTGGTTCGCAAAGCAGCTTCCAGGATCACTGCAAGCATGACCGTTTGTTCTGAATTTAGAACATTTTCAAGGGATTTCACCAGAGAAGAGCCTTTTATGTTATACAGCGCTACATTGACTCTGCTTTTCCATATCCTGATCCGGGCTGCCATGCCGCCGCTCCCGTGGAGGTCTACAGCAGCCCGATTTTTTCACTGCATAGGCTTGTTGATTCTATTGACTGGGCTCTCAATTCCCTCACCTGCACAACAGCAGGTATCCATAAACTCAGCTTCGCCGCTCTCGGGCAGTGGTCCTACACTCACCTTTAGCGCGGCATTCGAAGGCGGGTTGACTCAAGTTACTAACATGTGGGCTGTCTTGTACATATCGCCTCAGTCAAGTGGTGCAATACCAGTCAGCGGAACGGCAAATGTCTGTCAGATAGCCCTTCTGACTATCAACTCTGATCCGTCTGTGGATTCCGCATCGACAACCGGACAGTGGAGCCTTGCCAATGATGCAGGAACAGCTTCTATAACGTCCACGAACGGCGCGAACGTAGGGAACAGCCAGTGTATGCTCGATGTCTCAGCCAGTTCTTGGCGCATTGAGGACGAAATCAGCTACAGCATGCTCTATGTGACTTACACCGTTCAGTTTACAAGCGCATGGGTCGGTCTGTTGTCGAACACGTGGCTGTACGGAGACGAGCGCACAGGTGTTGAATGCTCAGGATACGGCCCCTCTACCAACAATTGTACTGGGTGGCAGCATTTGGGCACCTGGACCCCCGAAGCGCCATCGCTCACGATCGGTACGCCACCTGGCCCCGGCGCATTCCCCCCGATTGATTGGGTTCCTACTGTTCCCTCTAACATCAATGACTTCAACGTCGTAGATCAGCTAGAGATTAATCCGGGCTACTCCGGCAATATGATTGTCATTGCGACCGATGACGAGACCGGACTGCCAATCGCGGGAGCGTCGATAATCTGTGGAAACCAGGCACCCACTACGGGCTCAGGCTGGCATCCCCACGACACCGGCTACGGACGCCCGAACATAGAGATTGCGCCTGGCCCCTACGTGACAAACGCGAACGGGGAGGCACAGTTTCCCGTAAACGTGCCACCGTTCGCCGGGATCTATTGGATATCGTGCGCGGGCTCTACGGCGAACGACGCGCAAACCGTGGCGCTCCTGGAGAATGTGATCGTAGCGGACCCCGGCGCGCCGTTCTACAGCTTCCCGGCTGCTGGCTGGCTCGGAACCTACGGTACGAGTGTCGTTATAGACAGCCAACACGCCGGGCAGATATTCTTCAGCACACTGTTCTTCCAAGAGAAGATGCTGCTGATCGGCTCCAATTTCTACCTGATCGGGTGGCCTTGGACAGTTAGTCCCGTCACTAACCCGTACATTCCAGTGAGCATTTACACCATACCTGACTCCCAGTACATCGTTACAGCCGCGCCAATTACAGGATTTGCGAGGATACTGCCGTTCCGCATGTCGCTCCCGTGGGGTGGCTGGCTGGATGACGATGGTAGCGGGAGCCAGTTCTGGAGCCTGTTCAACACCGATGGGCATACGGATGGGCTGGAGGCCGATGTGGCGGGGCTGTACCACATAACGCCAGGGACCCTGTTCATTGGCAACGCACTCGTGTACGCGATCAAGGATGCAGGTTGTCAGGTGGCACCGGCGCCTTGGGAAAATGGGACGATCAATCAGTCCAGCCTGCAAGCGGCTCAGGTTTGGCATATTTACGGTTGCGGAATTACCTAGGAGGTCATACATGGACATTACGATGATGCTGGCAGCGGCGGCTCTGGCGAAGGCTACTACGCGCGCGCCTCGTCTGCATGCTCGCTTCGAGAAGGTAGAACAAGCCGAGCCGTTCATGGGGGCCTATCAGTTCCATGAACACACGGTCGAGATCTGGTCGGCTGATGGGACGATTCATATCGAGCTGCCACGCCTCGGGCCGGAGCACCCGATGGAGCCTGTGGAGGTAACGGCGACCCGAAAGTGGCCCACCGATAACCCCGCATACACGCCGCAGTTCCTGAGATGGACGGCTAGGGTCCAGCGTGCGCATGAGTGGGGGCCGTTGCCGCCAGAACAAAAGACCCTACCGGGGGAAGGGAGGTGATTCAGCTGTGCTTGTGATCTGCGTTGTAATCTGGGTAGCTTGGGGAGTCGCATTACTCGTGGCGTCTCATAGCAGCTAGGAAAGGATGTGTACCGTTGACCCACCATCGGCCCCTGCCATCTGACCTCATTCGCCGCACTAATGCCCTCCCGCAAGCTCGGCGAGCGGTGACCGATCTGCTTGGTGCCAAATCCGACTGGGGAAGGCCGCCTTTGGTGCGCAAGCTGGAGACGTATCCGCTCGCCGACTACCTCTATGACCGGTCTCGGGCTAGTGATGATCTTAAGAAGGCCGAATTAGGTTGGTTATGGTACATTCATCGGCAGCCCGAGGACGTACAGGAGGCGGTCAGGAAGGTATCACGCCTGTTCGGGAAAAAACCCGACATTTTTGCACCAATTTATGCTTGACAGGTTGCGCGCCGAGGTGTATTCTACCGACTTAGATTGATTGCGAACTGATCGCGGATTTTAGATAGGAGATACGACCGATGCAGGACCCAGACGTTAGGGCGTCTGTTGACGAAAGTAAGCCATCGCCGTTTCGATTCCAAGTCAACGTTTATAACGAGTGGTGCGGACAGAGGGTCAGAGTACACCGCGAGACGCTACCTGATCTGAGCTTCGTCCAAGGCAAGTTACTTCCGCTCATGTGTCACATGCTCTGCGAAGAGCACAACGCCCGCTTCGTGGAGGTTCTATGCCTGTGATCATCGCGAACACTTGCCGCCTGTGCCTCCGCGAGACCAAGAAAGCGCACCGCTGTAGGCATGGTAACGTCTGCCGGGCGAATGAGTGGGGCTACCCTGAGTGCGTGTATTGCCGCGTGGAGTATGGGGATCGGTGGAAGCGCTGGGCGGATGAGCGGAGGGAAAGAGGGATCGGGAATGCCATCGACGCCTGAGGAAGTCATCATGGCGCGTAAGATGACGTTGGAATTGACAATCGGCGAAATTACCGCCATCGAAGCGGGGATGGTGGTGTTGCGCGCCTCTGGAGAATCAGACCCTGCAATGGAGTCCGTTCTTCTTAAGGTGCGTGAAGCCATTAAGGCCGATGCAATGGATTACAAGGCGGAAAAGCGGAGGCCCTGCTGATGCCATCGACGCTTGGTGACCTCCAAACTTTCGTGGCCCAGTCCGAGGCAGCGGGCAAGCGTGTGTTCTTCACCTCGCGTTCAGCGATCATCACGCGGCAGAAGTGCCCACGCCTGCGCTGGTTGCGCCATCACTTCGACGGGCGCGGCCTGACCAAGATCCGGCTGAACATTCCGATGACGACCGGGACGTATACGCACTTGGGTGCCAAGCTCCTGCTCACAGGAACCGCGCCGCTCGCCGCCGCTGAGCAAGTCTTGGCAGCCTACGACGAGGAAGTCCTGAAGCGCGGCCTCGACATCGAGGCGTCCGAGAATCTGGAGTTCGTGGCGAATGAGCAGCGCGCACTCTGCGAGGCGTTCGTGTGGCTGATGCACCTGCGCGTGCTGCCGGAGCTGCTGCGGGACTACGAGGTCGTCGCGGTCGAGCAGGATGACTGGTTCCTGCTGTATGAGGACGCGCAGATGGTGGTTATTGTTGAGACCAGAGGGGACGCCATTTTGCGGGAGAGTGGCGTCATTCAGCCGGAGTCTATGCAATTGGGTCCAGACGGGATGAAGCACATTGGTTCAGACCTACCTGGAACTGGTGATCTCTACATCCTCTCCTGGAAAACCGCCAAGCAATGGGACAAGCGCAAGCTCCGCGACGCTCGCGTGGACATGCAAGGCCTCTCCGAAGCCTACTCGGCCGAGTTGCGTATGAACGCGCCAGTCCTCGGCGTCAAGATGATCCATCTCCTCAAGGGCAAGCGCTACGAGGACGACTACCGCCCTGGAACCTGGATCACCCGCTCGCCACTCATTCGCCCGTGGTACAACGAATCCGGCCCAACACCCGAGTTCGCCTGGTCCTACGAATGGTCAAATCCCGAGGAGATCAACGATCGCACGGGCCGCGCTGTAAAACATCGCCTGGGCAAAGGCTGGCGCCCGGCATTCATCCCCGACATCATGCCGATGCGCGAGTGGATGGAGATGCTCCACGAGAAGGCGGTGCAGCCCGAGGCCGGGGATTGCCTGGCCAAGCAGTACGTGACCCCGATGCCCGAGACGCGCAGTGACGAGACGAAACGGCGCTGGTTAAGGCAGATCACCGGACAGGAGATCGAAGTCGCCCAGCAATTGGTCGCGTTCGATGGCGTCACGAAACAAGGTGACGAATCTGCTACCGAGGAAGCCCTAGACCTGATGTTCCCGCAGTACACACATTCGTGCACATACCCGTCCGAATGCGAGATGTTCCAGATCTGTCATGGGAATGAGGATGCACAGGAGGAAGCTGAGGTCGCTGGCGAGCCGGTCGTGAATCCGTTGAGTCTGTATAAGCCGCGAGACCCGCATCACGTTGGTGAGATGGGGCAGTTTGAGGAGGAGTGATGTCGGACGCGGATATCGTGAACGCTCTCGACAACATTCGGCGGGCCATCATCGACGGGGCTGCTAAGACGCTGGATGATGTGATGGCGCTGTTGGCCCCACTGTTCTACGAGTTGCAATGGCGCGCTGACAACAACGTGAGGAGTTGGCAATGACCGAAACCTGGAAAGTAACACTCGATACGCCACAGCAGATCGTCAACGTGGATGTTCACGTAGTCGTCTACAAAGGCCAAGACGTGCGAACGATCGTGCAAGGGATATTCGCGACGCCGGTCGAGTACAAAGGCGTCTGGTATCCGTCGCGCATGATCTCGTCGGTACGGAGGGCTGAAGTCGATGGCAACTGAGGTTAGTGCTAAGGTTAGGACGCCCGAGCAGGTGGACATATCGGTGACTGCCACGTTTCAGCTCTGCGAGTGGGAGCAAATACTTGAGGCCACGAATGGCGTTCCGTACTACTTCGCACTTGATGACCTGCGCCGCGCCGTTGCTGACGTAATAAGAAAGTGCAAGAGCACGCTGAAAGGGAGTTCCGATGCCAAGTAGCCGCGCCTCCTGTGGCCTGATCTACGGCGCAATGAACACGCTCAAGACGACGAATCTCGGGCGCATTGCGCGCTACCTGTTCGAGACGCATGGCTTGCGCTCGCGGTTGATCTCGGCTGACAACGAGTGGGATTCGCTAACCCAGGAGATCGACGACGGTATCATCATCCCGCTGACTATTGTCGCCGCGCCTCGCCCGTTCCCACTACTCACGAAGCTCTCGAAGGGCATGTGGCCGGGTCCTGATCCGCGTCAAAAGGGCAAGCTGGTGATGCTCCCTACTCCCCCCGAGGAGCTGGCGAAGTATTGCTACCTGATCGAGGGTATTAAGACGATCTCCGAGCTGTTGATGCAGGACCATGTTAACAAGGCGCGCGTGATCGGCCAGGACGTGGTGGGCAAGTTCGAGGAGGCGCTAGTCCCCGGCGACGAAGCCTATACCTACGCGAACCCGGCGCAGTCCCACCATTACAACGTGCAGACAGTCGTCACAATGTCGCTGATTCCGGACTTCATGTCGCTGCCTGTGCGCTGGGTCTGGTGGACAGGCCACGAGTACAAGGGCGAGGACGAAGCTACTGGGCAGCGCATGCTCGGGCCGGGCGTCACAGGCAAGGCCGCGACCACGATCGTCCCACGCAAGGTCGGCAACTGCCTGCACTCGGATTCTACCGAGACTACCGAACTCGATCCGAAGACCAAGAAGAACACACGTACGATCGAGTATCGCGCCTACTACGAGCGCCACGCAGACCTGGAGTCTCCGTCACTCAAGTGGCCCGCCGCGCTCAAAATGCCCGCGAAGTGGGTCCCGGTCTGGCGCGAACGCCACCCAGGCGGCTACATCAAATTGACCTTCGACGAAGGAATCGAGGATTACCTGCGATTCCACGACGAGATGGCGGTCAAGGCTCCGACGGCGTTTGCTGGACAGGCGGGCGTTGGGGCTGAGTTCGCCGCGCAACTGGCGGCAGGCGCTGAATCCTCGGAGGAGGTATCCACGGCGCCTGCTCTGGTTGTGCAAGCAAGCCCGACGACTGCGGTACCCGTGGACACAAGCTCGAAGCCCGAGCCTCTGTGGAAGCAGCGCATCCGCGAACGTGAGGAGCAGCAGAGACAGCAGGCAGTGAACGAGTCTAAATCAACAAAGGAAGAGGTGACAAAGTAACATGCCAGACGTAGATACGATCGACATAAACGACCCAGCATTACAGCAGGAGATGGTGGAGGCTGATCCGGAAGCAAATTTCTTCGAGGCGCCGCCGCCGCCGCCAGACGATCGGGAGTATGAAGTGCGCATCGTGTGTGAGGAAGCGCCGAAGATTGCAAGGCAGGCTAAGAAGGGCGAGCAGAAGGGCAAAGGAACCGGGCCGTTGTACGCCAACTTCTCACTGACACTGCGCATCGTGGCACCGAACGAGCCATGGGACAACCAGCCGGTGTTCGACAAAGCGACGAGCATGGTCATGGAAAATTCAGGCACGAGCAGGCTGCACTCGATCCTGCGCGCGGTGCGGGCACCAGCCTTGGGTAGGATGACGCTGCGCGAGCTGATCGACCACGCGACGAATGTGTTCGCGACCGAGCCGACTGCGTTCATCGAGGGTGAGTGGGAATCGAGCATCGAGGCTCCGGGGAACAAGCGCGCGGATAAGGGTGGGTACGTGCGCGCCCGGCGTGGTATGCAGAACTTTGTGAAAGACGACACGAAGCCTAGCGGTTACAACCACGTGTGGGATGATCCCGAGCTTGGGCCTGCGCCTGCGAAGTTTCGTGTTACCAACTACATCATTCGGTAGAGTTTGCCGCCCGAGTCCGGTAGGTCCGGGTCCCGTAGTCAGTCACTGGTTGACGGCGGGCGGTATGAATTGGCGGCCAAGTTGTGCAGGTAAGGTCGGGTGGGTCTAGCTCGAAAGAGGGCCATGTCATCCCGGCGCCGCCAAATAGATCCTGGGGACGGCGAGCTAGAAGTGGACCTGCGAGGGCTGCTGACTGGGCGATGACCCGTCCCTGGGTGATTTACGACTAGGTGGATTGAATGCCACGACGATCAAGTGAAGGTGCCAAGATTCTGCGGTTCTTCGACACGGAGCCGCTCGACAAGGTTCGGTTCGTATTCGACATGGTGCGGGATGTGGTCGCAGCGCGGGTCAAGGCTGCGAATCCGCAGCCGATCAAGAAGGCAGCCACGCGGCGCAAGAAGCCGAACGCGAACCTGCCGCAGGCCACGGCTGAGCAGAAGGCCGCAACGAGTCCCGAGGCTGACTGATGGACAAAGACCTCGAACGCGAGCTCGACTCAACCCCCGCGATCCCGCCGATCACGGTAGATCAGCGCAAGTATCTGACGGGCCTGCTCGACGAACTCGATATCACGCTAGAGGAAGCCATGCGCGATTCCTGCGTGAATGGCGATTTCATGTGGGACCCGGAGGAGATCGAGGACGTGGGGGAGCTGAGCAAGCGGCAGGCGAGTGTGTTGATCGATTATCTGAAGCAACTTAGGCATGAACGATAGGGAGTGGATTATATGGAAGACCGCAACGTGGAAGTCGAATTTGTGTCGGGCGCGGCTGGCTCGGGCAAAACCTTCGAGATGAAACGCCGCATCGCCGAGGACCCGCATTTCGGCATCCTGACCTCGACGACCGGCGTATCCGCGATCAACCTCGACACGGTGACCGTTCACAGCAAATTGGGCTTCTACGACACGGACAGCCTGCTCGATGCCTACACCTCTGGTAAGCTCCAGCGCCGACTCCGCGCGCTCCATTCCGAGGGCTACCGACGCCTCGTGATCGATGAAGTCTCGATGCTTCACGCGCGGCAGCTAGACACACTCTACCTCGCGATCAACGAGGTCAATGTAGGGTCTACGTTCGCCGCGCTCGACCCACCGCTCGGGTTGGTCCTGACCGGCGACTTCTGCCAGCTCCCCCCAGTCAAAGGCGAATGGGCATTCAAGGCGCAGTGCTGGCCGGATTTCGCCGCGCACACAACGAGGTTGACGAAGATCTGGCGCCAGGCCGATGTCGGGTTTCTGGAGGCGTTGAATCTCGCGCGGTCAGGTGATGGTGTGGAGACCGCTGCGTGCCTCAAGCACCTGAACTGCAACTTCTCGCTCGGCCTCGACCTGAACTTCGATGGGACCACGATCGTCGCGAAGAACGCCGAAGTCGATCGCTACAACAATATCCGCATGGCCGCGATCAAGGAAGAGCCGATCAAGCTCGTGAACACGCGATGGGGGCTGCAACTGAGTGACTGGAAGAACATCCCCGAGACGCTGACGGTGAAGCCTACGGCGCTGGTGATGCTGCTGGCCAATAATAAGGACGAGGCTGGTGGATTTGTGTACGTGAACGGGGACCTCGCGCATGTGTCAGCCGTAGAGGACTTCGGTGAGTTCAAGCTGATCGCTATGACCCTGTTGCGTGGCGACAAGAAGGTCGCGGTAGGGCAGATTACACGTCAGAACCTTTCAAAGCAGGAGCCATCCGAATCCATGATCGCGCAGGCGCGCCTCAACGGAGACCGCGATCCTTACTTCGACGAGCAACGCAACCGCTGGGTCCTAGGCGAAGTCTGCTACTGGCCCATGCGGCTCGGGTACGCTTCCACCGTTCATAAATCGCAAGGGTTGTCGCTCGACCGCGTACAGATCGACTGCCGCGATGGGTTCTTCGGCGCGAACAATTTGGCGTATGTGGCATTGAGCCGCGCACGGACGGTAGCAGGCATGCGCGTCGTTGGCTCGCCTGAGATATTGGCAAGACGGATCAATCTTGACTCGGAGGTGAAGGATTGGCTATGAATGAGCACCTAGAGGTAAGACTCGTGGAGGCGCTGGAGAGCATCGCGTCATCGTTCGCGAAGATTGCCTATGTAATCAACAGCGAGAGCATACGCTTATTCGTGAGCTTTGGTGATGGCGCCAACGAGGATGCGCCATTCTGTGTAGAAGCGAACCTGTACACCGGCGAGCATACGCGGCCTGTTAAGGTGGCCAAGGACATCATCAAATGAACAGTCAGCCTAGGATCGCATTCTGCACGACCTGCAAAGGCCGCGCGCAACACGTCGAGGAGACGCTGCCGAAGAACCTGCTCGACAACTGCGGATATCAGAACGCCGTGTTCATTATCCTCGATTACAACTCGCAGGATCACCTGCTGGAGTTCGTGAAGACGCGGCATTCCAAGGCACTCAGCAGCTGGCGACTGGTTGTCTATAGCTACCGCGTGGACACTTCATTCCACTTGTCCCACGCGAAGAACATGGCGGCCCGGCTCGGTATCCTCGAAGGCGCCGATATCCTCGTGACCATGGATGCCGACAACTTCACTGGCCCAGGATTCGCCCAATTCATTGCCGAGAAGTTCAAAGCCGCGCCACAGACGCAGCCAGGGATGTTCCTGTCGCCCAACTTCCCGCTGATCCATTCCCTCCCCTACGGCCCGAGCCGCCCGCTGCGGGGCTTCGCCGGGCGCCTCGCAATCCGCGCGCAGGACTTCGTGAAGATGGGCGGCTATGACGAGACCTTCGATACCTGGCGTGGCGAAGACATCGACATGATCTCGCGGCTTGAGAAGGTGGGATACCGTGCGCAATTCATTGATAACAGCTATCTTATCGTCATCCCTCACAACGCCGCCGTCCGCTTCAAGGAGTACCCACACGCGCGGGAGTTGTTTGAGAATAAAGGTCAACTGAAGGTCATCGACAAGCGCACTGTAACGGTCGTCAATTACGGGCGCTGGGGCGTTGGCACTGTGTACAACAGCTTCACGAACAAGGAGGTTAAGCTGCTCCCATTACCTACGCGCATCTTCGGAATCGGACTACACAAGACCGGCACGACTTCGCTCGATGCTGCATTCAAGATCCTTGGGTACGATAGTTTGCATTGGGGCACCGGCGAGGCTCCTAAGATCTGGAATGAGATGCACTCGACCGGTCACTCGAAGACGCTTGAAGCCTGGTACGCGTTCTCGGATCTCCCTATCCCAGTGCTCTACCGCGAGCTGGATAAGGCATACCCTGGATCGAAGTTCATCCTCACGATTCGCAATGAGCAGGCTTGGGTCAAGAGTGTCGAGAAGCTCTGGGACCCGAGGTACAACCCAACCCGTTGGATGTGGGACGTTTACCCATTCAGCAACCGGGTGCACAAAGCACTCTACGGGCGCGAGGATTTCGATCGAGACACGTTTCTTGCGCGATACCGCAGGCACAATCAAGAGGTCCAGGGGTACTTCAAGAGTCGGCCAGATGACCTATACGTCATGGACATTGACAAGGAAGACAAGTGGCCGGGATTATGCGCTTTCCTCGGTGTCCCTGAGCCATCTGTTCCGTATCCGGCCAGTAACGTAACAACCAAAGCGCCGGTTGAAGTTCCAGCGGCGCGCATGGCATGTCAGCAGCACATCGTGAAAAGCATGCAGGGCGTGTACGGAGATGGCATATGAGATTCCGCGCGCACATTTACGACCCTGATACGAAGCCCGCGCCCGACTCATTCGGCACACCGGTAGTGAAGGCTGATCCTGTGTGCTCGGGTAACTGCATTGACGAGGTAATCAAATGGGCCATGGAGATGCTCAAAAATGCTGGGCCGCGCGCCTATTGCAATATCTACGAGATGAAGGAAAAGAGGCTGGAGTCGATCATCAAGAAGGAGGACGGCAAGCTGGATGTTGTATACGGGAGCCTGACGTTGCCAGAACAGAATCCATGACGCCGAAGCGTTACCTACTCGTATACAATCCTGGACTCATCAGCGCGGCTGATATTGGCAAAGCGCAGGAAGCTCTTGTTGAGGCAAGTGTCCAACTTATTCCACTCCCCCTCGATCCCAACTCTGGTAAGTCGGCCTATAAGCTGATCGATCTCGACAACGTAGAGAAGAACTTCTCGGAATGAAATCCATCCCAGGCTACCCACTCGATCAAGACGTTCGTATCATTGAGCCATCCGGTACTGGCTCCCTGCGCGTTCTGGCCATGGGCGAGGCTGGTGGTCGTCACGAAGCGCGTCTCGGTCACCCGTTCGTCAAGCACGCTGAAGCCGGGTCAGTGCTCGAACGCGCGCTGCGCTTTGCTGGGATTGATCGCGACCAGCTCACCATCACGAATGCAGTCTGGTGGCAACCCCCTAACGACTACCTCGATGGCGCCTGGTACGAGCACAAAGCCATCAGCATGTGCCGCGAGTGGAATGATGCGCTGATCGAGGAGCGCCAGCCGAAGTGTCTCCTAGCCCTAGGCGGCATCCCAATGCGCGAACTGAGCGGCATGTCGGGCTACCGGGAGGGGATTCTCATGCTACGTGGCTACCCGATCAAGTCGCCGCGTTATGGCATCCCCGTCCTCGGTACTTACCACCCGTCCTATCTGCGGCGCGGCGAGAAGCAGGAGTCCGAGGAAGGCGCAGACGTAGAGTCAGCAGCCGGACGTGGCATGGATCTCATGGGCGTGCTCATCCACGATATCCAGTACGCTGTGAAGCTCGCGCGGGATGGGATGCCAGTGCGCCCGGAGCCTCCGCGTCATGTCCTATTCGGCACGCACGAGACCTTGCTGCGGTTCTACGAGGACGCCCTCGCGCACCCGGAGCTGCCGATCGCATGGGACATCGAAACCGACCAGTTACTGGCGGCTGAGGACGAGAGCGAAATGGAGCGCTTAGTCCTGACCGACGCCGTGACTCAGATCCAGTTCAGCCTGCGCCCGTCCGATGCATGCGTGTTCCGCTGGACCGATGACTTAGCCGACCTCGTGGTCAAGCTCATGCGCCTGCCTAACCCGAAGCTCGACTTCAACGGCAGATTGAGTGACCGCCCGATCCTGCGCCAGTTCCTTCGCGACAAGGGCCACGAAATCCGTTACTGCGGCGACAACCACGATCTGATGGACATGTGGCACCATGCGCAGCCGGATTACCCCAAGGGCTTGCAGCATGTGACGAGTTACTTCGCCAGTTTCCTCGGGCCGTGGAAGCACTTGAACATCGCGGATCGTGGGTTGTATGGCGCACTCGACGCCGAGAGCCTGCAATGGATCTACAGGAAGTTGCCGGGGGATCTCAGGAAGCTCGGGATCTGGGATGGGTACGAGCGGCACGTGCTGAAGCTGTCACGCACGCTGGATAAGGTGACGGCGATTGGTATCCCGATCAATGATGAGAAGCGCGTCGAGTTTGGCAAGGATCTGGATATCGAGAAAGCCGCACTCGAACGGGAATTGCAGAAGCTCGTGCCTGAGGATATCAGGCCGGTACATCCGAAGGAGGGTTGGAAGAAACTGCCGGGTGCCGTCAAAGCCGACCTGCTTACGTGGAACCTGTATCACAACCCGCAGTCGTGTTTGATGGCACTGGACGCGCTGCCGGATCGTATCGAGACAGCCATAGGCACCGTGTACGTCCGTCGCGAATTTGGCGAGATCGACCAGACCGCAATCTGCGAGAACCGCGTGTGCCGCTGGTGCCGACTCGAACCATTCAACCCGAATTCGCCCGATCAGATCAAGCTGTACATCGAGTTCAAACGCAAGGAGGAAATCGATGCGCTCATCCGGAAAGGATGGGACCGCAAAAGGGCCGAAGCCAAAGCGAAGTACAAGGTCCCGCGCAACTTCAAAACGGATAAGGAGACCACGGGCAAACGAGAGCTGCTACGACTTGCGAAAGCCACTGGAGATCAGCTTTTTCCCAGTACCGTCCACATACGTGAATTTGGGAAGCTCAAAGGTACATACGTTGACGGTTGGGCGCCTACTGATGATAAGAGGGCGCATTCAACTTTCGGATTTGCCCCAGCCACTTCTCAGTTGTCTAGCGAAAATCCAAACAGCCAAAACGTCCCGAGTGAGAAGTCAAGAGGGGCTGCGATTTCTCCAACTATTGTTAAGCTGGCTGAGAGGTTCAGAGGGATTATCGAAGCCCCAAGTGGCTTCACTCTCATTGAGTTCGATTGGAGAGCTTTCCACGCCCTAATGCTCGGCTTCGTCGCGCAGGACCCGACCTACATGCGCCTCGCGCGCCTCGATATCCACTCCTACTTCGCCGCGTGTGGTATCCTCAAGATCGCGAATGGTGACAAGCTGCTTGTGATGCCAGACGCCGAGCTAGCCTCCTACCTCGCATGGGTCAAGAAGACGCACCCCGTGGTCCGCGACGGCCAAGCGAAACCCGCGATCCTCGGCTACGGTCTCGGGATGCGCGGCTATACGCTCTGGCAGCACAACCTAGAATCGTTCTCGGGCCGCGTCGAAGCCGACCGCGTGCTCGACCAGCTCGATGGCGAGTTCCCGGTGACCGCCAAATTCCGCCGCGCTGCGCTAGAGGAAGCGAATTATGGCAACGAGCATCACGGGCCGAACTGCCTCGTCCTCAAGCCCTGGTCGATCCGGCGCTTCTGGTCAGTCTACGAGAACAAGCCCGTGACCGATGCCTACCGGCCCAAGAAGGGCGAGAAGGTCTTCGTAGACTCACAGAAGCAGTACTGGAAGGTAGGCCACGGGTCCGACGCCGAAGCCGCGATCTCCTTCTACGTGCAGAATTCAGCGCACGGCCACATGAAGGAGAACATGCTGGCGATCGACGACGCGGGCTGGCTCGAACGCTATGGTATGTGCAACACGGTGCATGACGCGTTCTGGTTCTGCTGCCCGAAGGAACTGGCCGAGGAGTGCTACGTGAACGTGAAACCGCAGATGGAGGCACCATCGACCGTGCTCAAGAATCCGGTGATGCCCGAGGGGTTCTGGTGCGCTGTGGATGCGACGATTGGGCCGACGATGAGATCAGCCGACCGGCGGAAGTTCCGTGTCTAGAAAGACAACAGAGACTTCAGCAGCGCCACGAGATCCGGGTAGTTCGTGATCGGCGGGATCGGATTCGCGATTACCTGCGCCTGAGGCTGCCACGACCACGTAAGGAACCAGTTACTAACTTGCGACTGGTAATCCGCTAGCTCGCGCTGCAACTGATTGGTCTGAAGCAGTGTCTTATTCGCTGCCGCGAGTTGGCCGCCCGCTGATATCGCATCCGCAGGATTACCATCCGTCGCGAGTTTGTCCAGCGCAGCCTCATTCGCCTCAGCCACGAGATCCTGGATCGTCAGCGCCATCGACAGGAACTGGATAATGTTCGACGCCGCCGCATATGACGGAGCCGCGTAATTCGGCGCGCCGCCCGTAGGTGCCCCGAACAGTTTCTGAAGGGCGGTCACGTTCGATAGTGTGGGAAACATTACTGGTCTCGCCTCCTGTGTGAGTTTAGCACGCTTCCTGCGCCTGAGTCGCCTATGATGACGAGTACTCAAAACTTACCCGTTGCGAGCACGTTACCCGTCACGACGATCTGGTAGCTGATAGTCCCTTGCGTGCCTGGAGGTACCGCTGCAACTGGTAGAAACAGGCCGGTTATGCTCCCTCCGTAGGCATTGAAGCTCCACTCAACAGCCTGTAACCCAATAGCGCCAGGTAATGGGATGCTCTCACTCCGCACGAGGCCCCTGCCAATGTAACATGCTGTTTCGAGTGACTTAACCTTGGTCGATGTGGTCTTGTTGAACGTCGGCGTGATGAAGCATATGACACGCGCCTGCACCGGAGAGCTGGCGATCGCCGTAGCCGTAATGACCTCGGTGCCAGGTGCGACCGTGATTGTGCCATTCGGCAGCGTCTGTGCAGCAATCGCCGTGATCGTCAGAATGACCAGCAGCATGCGCATCTGTCGTTGTTCTCCCCTCTAGCCGCGTCAAGGCGCTCCTTCCAGTACTTGATGATCAACTCCTCACGCCCGCCGACGTTCAGTTCCTTGTAGCACTGGTGCGCGTACGCCTTGAATGTGTCCTGGCTGATGCCCAAGGCTGGCGCAAGTAGCTTGTACGGGGACGGATCGGTAGCCAGCGTCTGTGCAATCTGCCTGAGACGCGGGGGCAGTCTGTCAATCATCCGGGTCCCGTTCTGCACATGCCCGCGCCTGACGTAGTAAGCCCCGAATTGAGAGGCAACGCCGCCAGTATCTCGTACATGACATTCACTACGTTGCATGCCTGGTTCCCACAGATAGGCTCTGGCGTCGCTGCCAATGCGTACTCGATCATGGTCATCACATCCGACATCCCCACAGTGTCACTGCCGCTTAGAGAGCACGGCGACACAACAGGGAATGTCCCTACCACCGGGTTGAGCTGCGTCATCATGGCAGAGCCAGGCGGCGTTACGCCCAACTGGTTGAGTATCGCAATGGGCTCGCTGACGTACACAGGGTTCTGCCCAACTGTGAGGCTTAGTAACGCCACAGGTCCGTTCCCTATGAGGTTCCCATTGAGCCCGTAAACGATGCAGGTGATGGTGCCCGTCGTTGTGGAGGTAACCGCCGGTTGAAACGTGCTGCAAGCTATCTGCTTGACTGCTGCTGTTGCAGCACTACCTACCGCACCCGTTATGTTCGTGATGTCAGAAGTCGTCGTGAATGTGAACTGCAACGCGGCGGGCCCCTGTGGAAAGGCAACTCCCGTGAGTACGATTTGCTCGATGCCGCTTGTGCCAGGAGGGACGGCTGCAACTGGCGGCCCTAATGAAAGCGTCACCTGTGCAGCACAGGCACAGACGAATATCAGCGCGGCAGCAGTAGCTCTCAGCAAGGCTATTTCCTCCGTGGGCGCTCCTCACGCAGCCACTCGTCGTCTCGCTTCTCGATCCGCTCCTTGAATTTCTCAAGCTGTGCGACCCTCCACCAGAGTAGTGCGAGGATCGCCGTGTTGACTGGCTGTAAAACGTCGGGGACGTTAAGCGCCTCAGCCCTGAGCAAAGGCATGAACACCGCCGCTGCCTGCATGACCGTGATTGCGACTAGGCCAATCGTGATCGGCCACCGGGCGAACCATACGAAATGGTGTATCACAGTCTCTATCCTAGAGCACGTACGCTCCTGCTGCTGCGCCTGCATTTCGGATCTCCTCTCAACCCTAAGGATCTACCTGGAAGCGGCGCCCGTGCCGACATTTCGGTTCATTTTAGCACTTAATGGGCGCGCAATTTGTCTAGAACTTCACGGAAAGTCGCGTCGGACATCGAGTCGTATCCTGCGGCTTTTGCTAACATGGCACGCTGCTCCGCATTGGCACTTTCGAGCAGGTTGGCATCCACCCCCGAGCTGTGGGCTAAGTCGGCTATTTTGGTGGCTTTAGCTGAGCGCGCGGCGGACTCTGGGGTAGGATATTTCGACGCGGCTGGTAGCTTTGACTCAGGCATCGAGGGAAGGGATTCCGAGGGGCGTGACTTTGGTGCAGGGCGCGGGCGTGCATATGATTTCCCTGTGCCCGGTTCCTCACCCGGCGTGAATCTCAACTGTCGTGAAATCCCCGGTTTAACCTGAAATGCGGGCTTGTATTCTGCCGCCGCTTCCTCGGCCTGAGGTACCATCCCGAATATCTTGCGTACTCGGTTGACCAAGCTCAGTGCGTGAGCCGCTTGAGGAAATGCAACGCCAGCGATGTCCTGGACTACGCCGCCAGTTGGTAGCTTTGACACCGCAGCACCGACGCCGCGCGCTGCTGCGCCAGCCCCGCGCATGAGTGGCTCCCGCGCGAACGGTGCCGCGAGTTCCATCGCGTGTGCAGTTGCCTGACCCGGTTTCCCTTCGCCGTACTCCTCGCCGATCTGCGCGGCTGCTGGACCGACGAACGGAATCATACCCGCAAGCCCATGTCCAGCAGCCTCTACGTACTCCTTACGCCCGAATGCCTCTTTGGCCTTCTGCTGCTCTGCGCGCCGGGCTGCTGTAGCGTCTGCCAGCGTATCCAACGGATGCAGCCCAGCGCGGATCACAGTAGCCGGTAGTCCAATTACGTCATTGACAAGCGTTCGTCCGAACCCTTGATCCTGCTGACTGGTGTCCTTAGCCTGTGGACGCTCCCCCACAACCTTCAACTGGTCGTATCCATGCAGACCTGCGAAGTTCGGGTCCACAGTACGCATGACTTTGACCCTTTCAGGAACAGGTAAGGACCAGAAGTTGTCGTCCTTGAGTACTTCGGCAGGCGTTGGCACGCTACTGCCCCATGCCAATGGATTTCAGGTAATCAGCGGCGTTTGTGGGCTTAGGGCCGCCGCCTGTGGCAGGAGGTGGAGATGTACGCTGCGGAGCACCTGTTGCTTGACCAGCAGGTCCGGAGATCATCTGCTGTTGGAGATCCTGCACTGTCTTGTTCATAGCCTGCAATTCAGCCTTGGCACCGACACCAATCTGCTGGACTTCGGCAGCCATCTCGGGTAGCGTCGAGTCCAGTGACAGGATCTTGTCCATGCTCTCGGAGGTGTGAACAGGTAGCATCGCGCGGGATTGGGCACCACCTGCTGTCAAGTAGGCGTACTCGCGCTGGATTTCGTTCAGCGCGACCTGTGCGCGTTTGAAATCCGGGTCACTTACCGCGAGCCGTGACCACTCGCGGACGGGACGATTCAGCAGCGGCGATCCGGTATCCTTGAGCTTCTGTGCCACATCGAGCAGGATCTTGCCATGCGTGTCGATCGTGTTATTGAGTCGCTGGATCGCGCCGGAGCGCTGCACAGTCTCGCCGATCTGTTTCGCCAGCGCCGGAGTCTCGGTCAACCGCGCAGTGAGCGTCATCGGATCGAGGCCCGTCTGCTTTGCAATGATCCGTAACCCTTCCTGCGCGCGTACCTGCCCAGCCTTGCCACCTCCGCGCCCACCGGAGGTCCCAGTGAGCGTGCTGAGGTAATAGAGCACGTCGTCGGATTGCTGCTGCGTCAGCTTGCCGAATGGCGTCTGCACAGTAGAGGCTTGTGCGGGCTGGCGTGGAATCGCTGAAGGTGCAGGCGTTGTAGGCCGCGTCGATCCACCACCAGTGCCTGGCAGCGTGGACGGCGGCATATTCGGGAGCGCGGACTTCGGCACGCCGCTCCCGGCGCCGATCCCGGATAGTGTGCGGTCGATCGCAATCTGCTGCTCCTGCCGACCGATCTGCACGCCATAATGCTTGTAGACCATATCACCAGCAGCTTTGCGCGCCTGTTCGTCTGACAATCCTTGGCCGCGCGCCGCTTGGTAATACCGCCCGAACTCTCCCCAGTACTTCGCACGCTCCTCAGCACCGGCTAACGACTTGTCCACGAGCGTGAATTGACCTTGTTCGAGTGCTGTTCCAGTCGCGGCGTCAAAGACCTTACCAGGATCGCGCGGGTCCGCCCAGCCGACGTTTAACTCCTCTGATCCAGGCTTCTTGTAGAGGACCTGCGTCATGTTGTGCGCGCCTTGCGCCGGGAGAGGCTGCCTGCCAAATACGGAGACGAATGCAGCCTCGCGTGCCGACTTCGGGTCCATTCCGCCACCCTCAGGTGACTGAAAGAACTTGGTGCGCTCTCCCAGTTGAGTCATCGTCTCCTTCTCTGACTCGGCAGACTCAGCGCGCTTACGCGTCTGACCTAGTTGATACGTGCGCTCCTCGGCAGCTTGATTGGCTCCCTGAATGTCCTTGCCCATCTGCGCAAGATACGCGAACCTCGGGTTCATCGCGGGCGGCGGCGCTGCCCCCGGTACACCACCAGCAGGCACAGGAGTTGCAGGCGCAGGAGCCGCAGGTGTAGCAGCTCTGGCCTTTTGTGCAGCAGGATCGAATTGCATCAGATTCGGCTGCGTTGGCTGCGCTTGTCCAGGAGCTGCGCCAGGAGCCGTAGCCGCATACGCCTTGTTGATCGCCTGCTGCTGAGCCTGCTGCTTCTGCTGTTGCTGACGCTGCTTCAGGAGCTGCGAAACCTTGCTACCGATCTCGCCGATGTTGCCGAGCTGCCCTTCCTTGACCGCTTTCTTCGCGCCGGGAAACGAGCTCTCGGTCGTCTCCTGCATCTGACCGAAGATGTTGCTTACGTCATCCCAGAGCCGGGGATCGCCAGTCTTCTCAGCCGCGTCGATTGCGCCCTTCAACGCAAACTCGTGCATGCGCATGTCGTTCTTGTACTCGGCGAACTTCTTCATCATGTCGATCTGGCCAGCCTGCTGCGACTTGCCTACGAAGTGACCGACGAGTGGACCGAGGAGCGCTGCCATAGATTACGCCATAGCGGCCAGCATAGCCGGGTCCATTCCGCCAGAAGCTGCTAGACCAAGCTCGGCACCGCCCATTTGGCCTTGGGTCGCCTGCGATTGTTTGCCTAGCAGACCTTGAAGCGCTTGGCTGAAAGCACCCGCCGAGAGGTTGCCGAGTCCTGTGACAGCGTTCAGCTCCTCGCCCGCTAGTCCGGCCATTCCCTGCGCCGCGCCCTGCTGCGCCTGCGAGATCAAATTCGTCTCTTGGCCGGACGTGGTGAATGGTATCTGACTGAGCGCTTGCGTTTGCCCGCCACCTTGTGGTGTGAACTCAGCCAAGTTCTTGGCCTGCTGCGCGCCCTGCTGTTGAATGGTAGAGATCTCAGGCGCCATTGCCTTGGTGATATCCGATAGGTTGCCGCTGAGGATGCCTGAGTAATAGTTCTGCGCCTGTCCTAATCCCTGCTGAGCCATTGGCGCAAACGTTCCGAATCCGTACTCCTGCGCCAAGTTGCCAGTGTTCAGGAGGTCATTGACTTCAGACTGAATCGGCGCGCCTTCAATGGACCCCATTAGGCTGCTGAACAACCCCGGCATTCACGGCCTCCTTTCTCATGTCAGCGCCCGATGCGAATGACTCCTTGATGCCCTTGCACATGATCGCTACGCCTGTGAGCTCGTCCAGCCCACAGACCTCGGCGATCCGCTTCGTATGTGATGTATCAACGAACGAGAACATCGGCAGGCTGGCGAATACGGACGTGCGCTTGGCTTCCTCGACTTGCTTGAAGAGCGACTTGAGATACACCCGCCCGGCGTGTCTTCCGTCAATCACGAGTGGCTCAATGTGAATCGCTACCTGCATGAACCAGCACGCAATGATCTCCCCCTCGAACTCAGCCACCGCCGCGCGTGCGAATCTCCAGCTAGGGATAATGTCTCGACGAATGCCAACGCGTCCGAAGAACTCGACGATCTTAGGCCACTCAGCTTCTCCCGAGATGATCCGGTAGGTTACCCGAGGTGCTTCCATTGCGCTGATTATACTCCCGTTCCGACGCGCGGGCCATAGCCTGCTTGAACTTACGGTCGTATCTAGCGAGCATGGCACCGAACCGGCCTCTGGTGCGTTCGCGTTGGGCAGCTACCATGCGGCTGCGCCCAGAGCACATTCCCGCCTCAGCAACGGATCGCGCTAGTTCCCGCACCAGATCCCCGCTATTGATGAATTCGCGCAGTCAGCGACGCTGGTCAACGTAGCGTCCGCCCCGGTCCCCTTCTGCACCTGCAACTGCGCGGTGCCATTGGCCGTAACGGTGAATTGCCAGACCCCAGCGACGGTGAACCTCGATGGCTGCGACTCGACCTTTACCTGCGGATTACCAGCCTGACCGGCATTTGGATTAACGATGGTCGTCGAGACTGTAGCGGCGGCCAATCCCGTGACCATGCACTGCACCAGGAACGGGTATCCAAGGTCCGCTGCGTCCTTGATATCGAACGTAACGGCGCCGAATACCGTCCAGAGGCCAGGCCGCGCGAACGTAATCATGCAATTGGTCAATGTGCCCCAACTCGGCGCCACCGGGACCATGACCGTACCGCTCCCAATAGCGAACACTCCAGCCGGGGATAACTGCCCTTGAATCTGATAGATGTCGTCGAATGCGCGGCGGAACGCCTGCTGCATCCATTGCGGGGTGTTTGGTGGATAAGTAGGGTACCAGAGGCCTGAGCCTGGCGCGAGCGGCGCGAAGATCGGATTCGTCGCCATCAGCAGAACGCGAAGACGTTGACCTTCATCGCAGCGGTCGAGAACACCCAGAACGCCATAAGCGGGACGTTCTGCTCGCCGGAGCCAGTGCCAAAGCCTTGGATCGGCGCCACTGACGATGTTGAGGTAAGCGCTAGGCCATACCGTGACGCGCCGATCTTCGCATCACCAATCAGCAGCGTACCGGTTACCGAGCTATCAGCTTGGATATACAGCTCCTTGACGGTTTGGGGAACGGTAGGCTCGATTGCCTGCAATAGCGCAATCAATTGCTGCGCCGTGCTTGTCGTGAGTGTCACCTGAATTCCAAACCAATTGTGTGCTGAACCCGCTGCTGGCATCGCGTCCTCCTAACTCCCTGTATTCTCGCACGTTTCCACGTGGCTGATCGATGGAACAATCGTTGGACATGTAACCGGCGTAGGCACTGGCGGAATCGGTTGTGTCTCGACGATCAGCGTCAGTTTACCCTGCTTCTGAGCCGCTGTGGCATCGAACTGCACGGCGACCTCAACTTCCAACGAGCCTTCCTTTTGAGCTGCCGTCGCATCAAATGTCTTGCCTGAGCCAACGAGGGTTGCTGATAATACTCCAGCCTTCTGTGCTGCTACAGCGTGAATCGTATCAAACACTTCAATGGCCAGCGCACCGGCGCGTTGCAACATCTGCGCCGCAAGCTGCTTGGTCTTGGTTATCGAAACGGTGAGCACTCCCTGCTTCTCGGCGGCGGTTGCATCGAATGCTGTAGCAACCGCCCGATTAAGTGCCCCTTGCTTCGTGCTCGCTGTAGCGTCAAGCTGCGTAAAGACTTTGCGACCGAGCGTTGCCGACTTCGTGTGCGCTGTCGCTGTCAAGTCCGCTGTAATTACGAATGACTTCGTGACAAGGAGTCGGCGCTTCGGTAGGACCAGCCCGTACGGGTAATTCGACAGCTCCGCGATCTCGTCGCCACCGAGCGCGCGCTTCCAGATCGCAAACATCTGCGCGGTGCCTTGGCAGTAGCGCGAATCCGAGTAGTTCGGCGTGTACATGAAACGCGCGACTGTCGCTGTGTTTGTGACGCTCCACGAGCTGGCCGACCCGTAGAGCATTCCGTTCATCCAGATCTGTTGAATCGAGCGCTTCGTTGACGCCACGCAGAAGATGATGACGTAGCTGCCGTGCAACTTGGCTTGGCCTTCATTGCCAGCCGTGATGCTGTCCAGTGCTGTATAAGATCCTGACGGCGAACCCTCGGGGAAGAACGATGGGTACCCGAAGTACACACCCTCGCCAGTGCCCGCCACGTACATGCCGAATCCATTCGATGACCCATCGCCGATCGCCATGACCGTCGAGTACCCGCCTGAGACGCCTGGCTGCGAGGCCGAGAACCCGACGATCGCCATCATCGTGAACTCGCCCATCGAGAAGCTGAGATTTGAGAGCGTGCCCACGTACTGGGAATCGGCATTCAGGCAGACGAGACCAGAACCATCCGGGTCCCACGCCGGGGAGCCAGAGGTTGAGAAAGTAGACGGGACACCGGCGCCAGCCTGTGCCGCGATCTGATGGATCGTCGAGCCGATGCCTTCGTTCAATGGGATGAGCGCAACTAGGCCGGTCGCGGATGGATGCGCGGAATTGAATAGCGCATTAGGCCCTGGACGCCAGCCACCTGCGGATGGAGACGGCGTATCGGCTGGAGAAAGCCCCGGTACGTACCACTGCGGCGATCGCGGCGGATTTACACGCTGGAATACGAGCGGCCCAGGCATCGATCACACCTGAGCGTACACTCCCTGGTACTCTGCGCTACAACCGGAGGAAGCAAATGCCGCGCCGGAATTGTTGACGACTACGATGCCCCAGTAGGACGGGAGCACGCCACCGAATGCCGAGGCGACCGACAGGGGTTCGCTGACGTAAGTCGTGGAATCCACGTTGACGAATAGGGTGCCAATCCGGCGCAGGTTCGTCGGGTTGTTCAGCGTGATCGAGCCGTTCGTGCCCGTGATCCCCTCGGGATAGTTCGCACCGTCATCCACCGATCCGTAGGCGTAGATATCTGCGGTGCCATTGGCGCTGACGCCCGACGCAGCCGCTACAATAATAACAACAACCAACGCCTCAAGGAATAGATTGGTCGTGTTCTCAATGACAGTGGAGGCTTGCGCGTCTGACTGGCCAAGTGAGTTGAGTGTAATGGTGATCGACTGCGCGTCGGAGCCGTACGCGATGTTGATCGGGGTTGAGGCCATCGGTTAAGAGCCGCCAGATGGGAATGTAACCTGGTATGTAAACTGGATCGAGTTCCCGCTTACTACGTTATATGCGCTGAACACCCGGTGATCCCAGAGCGTGCCTGACGTGCTCGCACTGAACAAACCCCACTCGGTGATTGCAAACGACGACGTGTACGAGAGCGTCGCCACGGTCTGATAGACGTTGGTCGAGCCTGGCGTCGATTGCGTTCCTGCTACACGCGAGTTCCCGGTCGGCGTCTGAAGCGCGGTATCCGTTACGGCAGCGGCAGTGGTCCCCGTTCCCGAGTCATGATAGTTGAAGTCCGAGGTCGAGGCGCCACCGGCGAAGGTCGCGGCTTCGTACGCTACACCAACATTCGTCACGAGCCCGAAGACGATGACGAACGCCAACGCCGCCGTGTACCAACCAAGCCAGAAGCCCAGAGCGCACAGTGCAGCGAGGATCAGGAGTTTGGCCCAAAGCGGGACCTGGGGCTGCTCGATGATGTTGACAGGCCCCTCAGAGATCACCCCAAGGTCCTCGATTACCGCTCCATCAGGCCCCAGTACCTTAGCCGATAATTTCGCGTACCGAGACCGAGAAGCAGCTTCCATCACAGTGGATTATAGGCCACCAGAGGGGAACACGCAACTATACGTGAACTCGATCGTGTTCCCACTGATCACGTTGATGGCATCGAAGATGCGGTGATCCCAGAGGGTGCCACCGGTAGGCGCGCTGAATAGACCCCACTCCGTGATCGGGCCAGCGGCACCATAGGATATCGTCGCAACCGTCTGGTAGACGTTCGTGCTCGGGCCAGGCGTGGACTGGGTGCCTAAGACACGCGCTGGCCCAGCCGGGTCCTCCAATGCCGTATCGGTAACGGCGGCAGGAGTCGTTCCGGTGCCAGAGTCATGATAGTTGATTGCCGAGACCTGAGGACCGCCAGCGAAGGCATTCACTTCGTACTGGACACCAGCGTTGGTCACAAGACCGACAACGAAGCAGCCCAAGACGAGCAGTGCCACGCTAAGTAGAATCATCTGCCTTACCGCCAGGCTCTTCCTGCTGCGCGTTATCCTCAGCCTTTTCAACAGGCTCAACCTCTGAAACCACGCCATAATCGCGGATCAAGTTGCCATCCTTGTCCAAAAGTTTAGCCGAGAGGGTCCCTCTGCGAGGGGGCACTTTAGCTTCCATATAAACGGATTATGCCACGGATGTGTCAGAAATTGGAAGGGCTTGGACGACTTGTTAGGGCAAGTCTGCGGTGCAAGCCCCTCCGCTCACAAGGGATACGATCTGCACACAGCATATGGTATGAGGACGCTAATTGTCAACTAGTTACGAGCCTAGGGCCTCGCAGGACTCGTCGGTCGAGATCAAAGCAGGCGTCGTGACGCACTCGCTTGTCGGCGGAAGTGAGCATTCGGCTGGTGGTGTGTTGCCTTGTGTTGGCGTCGGCGGTGTAGAAGGCGTGGGTGGTGGCGTCGTGCTGGTGAACGGGAACTCGATCGCGATCTGGGTGACCCGCATCTCGGCTTGGGCGGAGAAACCAGGCTGATTGGCGATCTCGATAGCGGCTTGGGTCACGCGCATCTGCTGCGCGTTGCCGCCCTGACGGAGGGTCTCGGTGCGGATCTGGCATATGCGAATAGGCATTCTAGTGGCGCGATTTCAGCATCGACATCCGGTGGTTAATAGACAGACGCCCAATTCCCATACCCTCACCGGAGTTACCTGCGCGCCACCTCGCACAACAACCAAGCTCAGGATAGCATGTCAGTCAATAAGCTGATAGCCCCACTGAGTCGCATTGCAGACCGCAGGTGTCCATGCGTCGGTCGTCAGCGGGTTGACATCGAAGCAGTTCCGGTAATCGATGTAAGTCTCGTTCACATAGCGACCAGATGAGTCGGCAACGCTGTCTACGCCTCCATACCGCGTAACAAGGGATAGTGCGCGGTTCCCGGTATCTGACTTGCGCGCCAGAATGTTCGTCTGGATCGCAATGACGTTCCGATTCGGATTAACCGTCTGGAAGTAGTACGTATCGATCGGATAGGGACCGGACGACGGCGCGACTGACCACACGTAGGACGCGTCGCCGAGTGGCGGGTTGTTATTGACCTCGCTCCAGTTCGATCCGCTCAACGGAGTCCATTGCGTATAGTCACCAGCCGACGCCGAGTAGATCACGCCGATTGCCACGTCGCCGAGGAAGCCATTGAGCACTGGATTCCCATCGGTCACGTACACGTCGTCAACGAATACTAGCGCGCTGCCACCAGGTCCGTATATGGAGAACGCGTCTCCTACGTTATCGCCATTCGGGCTTGTGTCACCGGACACGCTCAAGACCACCTGCCCATTGATCCGCAGGATCACCGAGCCTCCGGTCTTGTTGACCACGAACATGCACTCTACGTAGTAGTAACGCCCGAGCGTAATCGCTACGGATGGGTCGGTAGTACCAAGCAACGCACCGGGGTTGAAGCCGCTCGGGCCGCCGAACACCGAGATCGTCCCGTCCGCGTTAATGAGCCACTGGACTTGGATCGTGCCGAGGTGCTGGATCGTCACGCCGCCGCCGTACGCCTGCCAGTTGAATGCGCCGCCCACCGTCCATGTCGATGAGTTCTCAATCGTGACGAATGCGCCAAGTCCAGTGAATTGACCACATTGCGGACCGGTGCGTGCCTGCGTGTTGTTCAGGACCAGACCTTGTAGCGAGTTGCCAAAATTCGAGACCGATGTCCATTTCGACTGGAGATAGGCATTGTCGTAATGGTCGAACGAATCCGCAAAAATGAGCGCCATATCAGCTCAGTGTCCCGACGATCTCGCCATTGTGGGTATTGTGCACCCCGTATAGCCTGACAAAGAACGCAGTTGGGTGCGCTACCTGGCCGATACCCCAGTACGATGCGTCAAAGATCGGCCCAGTCCACGGATGGTTTGTCAGTGGATTCAGCTCGTAGATGAAGAACCACGGGCTATAGGCAGTATTCGGCTCGTACGTATCCGCGTTGTCGTCGTAAGGCGTGCCATCGATCGAGATGTAGGGCTGCGCCCATTCATCGCCCACTGTCGAGCGCGTCTGGTGCACAAGCAGAATAGCGAGGATGTCATCAGTCGTGGCTAAAGTCGGCGAGAGTGTGTAGTCGTCTACGTTCCCGATACCTGGCGACTGGTTGTACGCGGTATCGTCGGATGCTGGTATCTGATGCACGTTCTGCCAGTTCTCGTTTGTGGCCGGGAACGGAGACCATTCGTCCACGTCACCTTCGGCGCTTGTAATCGAGCAGATCACCGAGGAGTCTCCAGCGGCGGTAGTCAACCCATTTCCGTCGTCTGGATTCACGAGATAGAAGTCGTCAAACAGGTTAATCGAGCCACCAGGTGCACCCATGAGATAGACCCATTCGGCACCCGGCAACGGCTGACCCTGCGTCGCCAGATACCCGCTGTACACGAGCACCCCGTCGATCCAGATCTCATTGAGTGCGCCACCCTCGTTGAACCCTGTGCGCCACTCGATGTAATGATAGACCTCGGGCTGAATCAGCGGACCATTTGGGCTCGTCGTCGCTAGGATCGCCCCGTTGGTCGTTTGCTGAATACTCAGCGTGCCATCGAGTAACGCGTTCAACTGGCACTGATACTGGCTGCCAAGGACTTGAGCGAACGCGCAGATCGGCGTATCCGGTGGCCCAGTGTTGGTCCAGAACGCGAACCCTACGATCACGTCAACAAGGATCGCTCCCATGCTCCGCGCCACACCGCCAGGGCGAGGTGCCATGGCACCAGGCCCAGTACGCGCAGGCGCATTTGGCAGATTGGTAGCGATATTGGCGTTGCCGACGATCGACTGGTCCTGCCAGTACTCAGTAAGCTCGCTGGTCACGTAGCCATCGAATGAGTCGATCAGGAGGATGCTCATATGATCGCCCCCATACGCCGGGATTGGTCGCCGAACGGCTGCACGATCTTATACGGATCACGCCGCCCCCATGGCCCTACGCGCAACGAGCAGTCCTTGTGGAACAGTCGGAACGGGATCGTGGAGGTTAGTGCGTAATTCACGATCTTGCCCTTCATCGGCTGAAGGACTTGATAGAGCTTCTGCTGGAATACCGCGCCTTGTGTCGTCGCCGGGAAGGTGTAGTTAAACACCGCGCCGTCGTCGTAGCGCGTCACTCCAAGATTCACGGCTGCGGAGGCGATTAGCGCGAGATATGCGTCCCGATGATGGAAGAACTCGGTGAAGTCGTGCGTTGTCGGCTGCGTAATCCAGTTGAGTGCGAGGTCCGGCGCAGGCTCCCAGATCCAACGGATCTTGAACAAGCGCCACATGTCAGGATCGGTGGGAAGGATGCGGATCAGGCGCGAGATGAACGGAGAGGTGAACGAGAACGGCTGCTCTTGCCGGTTGGTAGCAGTGAACGCAAAGGTCTGCGCGAGGATACCACCACCGTCGAATTGTACCTGAAGCGAACGTGTGATCCCGAGCGTGTCCCCCTCGATGTAAAAGCCTTGGAAGAACTTCGCGCCAGGGTAGCCATCGTCGGTCCAGTTCGATGCGCGCAGAATCGTCAGCTCGGGCATCGGCTCGTAGCTTGGTTCCCATGTGAAGAATGCAGGCCGTCCAATAGAAGTCGTCCACGAGATGTCGAGGCCAATCGACATCGCGTACTGGCCCTCGCCGTTATTGATGTCGATGATCGACTGACGCCGCCCGTTGAGGTTCGTGCCCGCGAGCGTCTCAACCGAAAAGTAGAGATACTGATCGAAGCCACAATCGATCATGAGCGTCTCGCACTGTGAGTCGTAATCCAGCCAGACATCACCCCAGAGCTTGCGTGGACGCGGGTCCTTGGCGCTCACGGCGATCGTGCGGATGTGCCCGAATATCCCGACGCCGTTGTCGGTCACGTTCGCCGAGTACTGGTAGGACATGCCATTGGCTGCGCCCATGTAGCACTCGTGGATGCCTTCGCCTGTGACAATTGAGTCGCCGCCTTCGCCCGCGTAGTGCATCGTTATCGGTGGGGTGTAAGTATCGCGCGAGACCCAAGCACCAGTTTGTGTGTTGTGGACCAGAGTACGCCGCGTGCCGGACTGATCGATATAGTCGTAGTAGAGAAAGCCGTCCACATACTCCAGCCGCTGTGCCGTCTCCATCGTGTCATCTGGCGGTGAGAACGGCCCGCCGACACCGTAAGGAGTCGCCTGCTGACCATCTGCTACGAATACCTGGCCTTCGCCCAGCCCGGACTCGTGCGGGAATATTGAGTACATGCTCGCGTCGGTGATTGAGGTCGGCGCGCCGCCATTCGTCAGGTAGATCCCATCGCGCGCACGGAAATAGATCCCAAGTGGCCCAACAGCGATCGCCCATCGCATGTAGAGCCCCTTCGAGTTAGGGATCTCGATCGCGATGAAGTCCGTCGCTGAGCCGAAGGTCGGGTAGATCTGGAAGCAGCGCTCGGATGAGAACACGTAGGGATTACCACCCCACATGCAACCGTTCTGAAGCGGTTCGGACGGCTGCGTGATATCGAGGACGTTCGAGTCGGGCGCGCACTCAGGCCGGTTGCCCTTGGTCCAGTGGAGCGCGCCAAGGCGGTAGATATCGCCCACCGCGAACACGAAGGTACCGGACTCGCCACCGCCATATGGCCCCCAGATGAACGGGAGCGGTACGTGCCATATCTCAGGGGATGGCATCAGGAAGGTGCCAGAGGTCGCGCCTGCCGGTGTCTCGACGAGTTCGACGGTCGTCGCAGAGGTCGGCGCGCGGTAGAACGTGTACGCTTGGCCCCCCACGAAGATCGCATTACCGTAACCAAAGTAGGGCTGATCGAGGTCGGCTGGGTTGTACCATTTGAACTGCGCAGCGGAAGTGATTGTGAGGATCGCGCCGCCTTGGGCCTGTGGGGCAAGCGTACACGTGCCCGTGAGTCCTTGGTCAAAGGTTGGGAATGGCTGGAAATCGTCTGTATCCATCAACGGCTGGTTCGCGGCTACTGCATCGTTGAAGGTGTCAGTCACGGTCGAGCCAGCATAGTTCGAGCATGAGCCGATGTAGACCCAGTTAGTGAGGGAGCCGCCGAATCGGAACACATCGAGGTAGACCACGGCAGGATCAGGATGCGCTGTGACGATGGTGACCACAACGTTCGCGCCCATGGGGGATACACCGGTCGGAGTGCCTGTCGCGGACAGATTGCGCATCGACGGGCCGGTGTTCCCATATTCGCCGGTTTGGATGTCGCCCGCCTTGCGCCCACGGTAGCGATAGACGTAGGGGACGCCAGTCGTGCCAACGTTCGGCCCGTTAGCGTTAGCGGCGCCGATCGCGGCGGTAGGTGGATCGTTAGGAGGCGACACCCCATACTGGAACGGCTGCACGTTTGAGGACGTAATCCGCATCTTCGCCGAGTCGCCGATAATCATCCACGGACGCGGGCCGAACGACGGCTTGAAGATCAGGAGCGCGAGGGGATTGCCACTGTAGCCGTTGTCCACCAGATTGCTACACGAGGGAGGGTTGCCCGAGGTGTAGTTGCCAGAGCGGAGTTCGCTGCCATCACCCTTGAACAACACCTGCTCGGCGAATGCAGCCGGAAACTGAGGAGGCGGCGGAATCGGATCGTTCAGCAGCTTCATCGAAGTGATCGGATTCGCCGCTGCGTAGGTATCCGCAGGCATGATCGACGGGCGGCCTAGAATCTGCTCTTCGCCGTACGGGCGCACGTTTTCGAGCATCCTGTACATGCCCGCGCCCATGCGATCGACTGGAGCTGAGAGGTTGATGCCATGGCAGACGAACGGCTGAAGATCCCGTTTCCATTTGGAGGTGTCAACCGGCATCCGACATAGCCTCCAGCTTCAGGGTACGTTCAACTGCGCGTTTAGCTGAATCAATGTCACGGAACCGCCCACAGGTGAACGCGGAAGTACCCACGTAAGCCAGCCAGCAGCACCCCTTCTTTACGATGCGCCCGACGATCTGATTCGCGCCGTCATAATAGACGAACTCAGTCATGTAATTGACCCAGCGCGGCTTGCCGTCTCGCATGTTACCTTCGCCTCGGCCCATCGCTGACGGCCCCTTCCATCTCCGCTGACAAATGCTCCTTCTCGGTCATGACCTCGCGCTTGACCTGCTTCATCTCGCGGCGGCCCCGGTCATGCTCGTCCTCGGGGAATCGCGAGAAGGCGCGCCACCGCTCATTCTGCTTGCGGGCCAAGGCCACCATCCGCTCGTAGGCGGGGAGGGTTGCCAAGAACTCCGCTCCCCCCATCTTAAACGCAGCGAGGTGCTCAGCGTAGTCGGTGATTACGTCCAGTTCCTCGCGACCGACTTGGATGAGGTCAGTGGCGAGGACGGGCACCGGCATGTTGCGCAGGAGATCGAGCTGGATCGAGTGCGCGGCGGTGTTCGGAGGATCAGCTACCGCGAGCATGTTCATCCCAGCGAGGCCAAGGATCGAGGGCGGCGCCGGGGTGTTGTTCTGCCAGCCGGAGTAGGCCGTGTCCATGTCGAAGACCGAGTTGATTGGGACGTTATTCCCATCGATTGCGCCGGTGATCGCCGTTGTCGAGAGCTTCGCGAGGCGCACACCTTCGATCCAGCGCTGTTGGCAGTATTTTGCCCGCGTAGGGTCAGAAGCTTGGCCATCACGGGTCAGCAGATCGGCCAGCGCGCCCCATTTGACGACCCACGAGAAGTCATCCGGGACGCCAAGGACCACACCGACTGAGGGATTGAGCGCCGCACCAGCGTTGATTGACAGCAAATCTAGTGAACCAGGCAGGACCGGCGTCGGTATCATCTGGGTCACGACCGGCGCAGGCTCGACCACGGAATAGCCACTCGGCGAGCCGGGTGCCGTCCACCAGCCGTAATCGAACGAATTCGCCTCGGATTCAGAGCTACGCCACATGAGTGTATACGTACCTGTCGAGTCTAGGTAGGCCATGCGCCGTACATCTATCACGTAATCAGGTAGTTGCAGGCGGTTGGTCTGCGCGCCAGGGACCATTTGCTGTGTAACGACCGAGCCGGTTTCGAGCAGGAACTGATCGCGGCGCTTCTGGAGCGCGTTCACCAGGTCCTGGTTCGTGAACATCTCGGAACCGGAGTAGGTCGCGGTCGGCGGTTCGAGCAGGTGATACTCGATCTCCTCGAACAGGTAGGTATCGGTTACGGTGTAGGGGACGAGCGTACCGGTTTGCGTGCTGAGGTTATACCAAACGACGTTATCAGTCGTGTTGAACGAGAACCGGTCACGGTACCATGCTGCCATGGCATTCCAGGTGCGAAGGGCATCCTGGATGTACACGGTAAGTTCGGCGCTAGCCCAGAAAACATTGTTAGGGTCCTGGAGACGGAGAGCGAGATCGGTAAGGAGCTGGGACAGGGGGTAATATGCATAAGGCACACTACCTAATCTCCTTGGTCGAAACCACGTAGATGTAGTTCATTGCCGTGGCCCCGGACGACGCGTAGGTGAACGTGAACGTGATCGCCTGAGACGCAGCCGAGGCGATGGTCACGCAGCCATTGAGCACCGCGCCAGACGAGTTCCCGGTGTATGCCTGGAAGTTAGGAACGTTCGCCGCGATCAGGCCTGTGGTTGAGCGCGCCGAGCCATCGTTCCACGAGAAGGTCGGTGTGAGCGAGGACGAGGAGGTCGCTGCCTGGGTGACCACGGCGTAGTAGCACAGCTCGAAGATCCCGGCTGAGGCGGGCGTGAACATTGTCGTCGGCCCGACCGTCGCGGATTGGGATGAAGACAGCGCCGGGGAGTAGAGGATCGGCGGCATCCCTTGGCCGGTTAGGGTCAAGGAGTTGTAGGCACTGAACGGGCCGGTCGTTCCGGGGCACACACCAGAGCCACCACCGATAAGTGGGTTGCCAGAGACCAGCAGCGACGAACTTGCAACTGTAGTCGCGCCTGTGTAACAAGGTACGCCGCCTGAGGTACCAGACGACAGGCCAGTCCCGCCGTTCGCGACCGAAATTGGCGTCGTCACCGAACAAATCGAGCAGGCAGTCCACGAGATGCCGACACCTGAAGAGGTGTTTCGCGTCAGGAAGTAACCATTCGTGCCACCAGCGAGGCGAACCGGCACAGTCCCATTGAACACGATCAAATCGCCTACGGTAGTCAGCGGTGATAGTGCGGCGAATGCGGCTGAGGCTGTAGTCTGCCCAGTGCCACCGAGCAGGATGCCGACCGTGCCCAAACTGACCGTGCCACTGGAGTTAGCCAATGGAGAGCTGAAAGTCAATGCCGACTGCTTGCTGTTGAACGTCGTCCAATCCGAGGAGGCGAGGAACCCATTAGTCGAGCCATTCGCCTGCGGCAGGTTGATCTGGACAGTGTTCGACGAGGGTGTGGTCACTGTGATCGGCTGCCCAGACGCGCCTTGGATCGTAATCGACGGCCCAGTCTGCGAGTTGATTGACGTGATCCCCGAGACCCCGCCATTATCAAACAGCAGGATATCCGGGAACGACAGGCTCACAGTCGGGCTGGAGTTCGTGCAGGTTACGTCGTACCGGCCATTTGCTGCATAGAAGAACCACGAGCCATCCGAGCCTGCCGTGAACGGATTCGCCTTCGACGTGCCAGTGTTGTTCGAGTAGATCGTCGAGAGGGTAAGGGTTGCATGGTTGTAGACCGATACAGTGACCGAGGGGAAGGTCTGCTGCCAGTAATTCGAGGACGAGATCCCGGCCGTTGTGACCGTATTCCCGCCCTGCTGACACCAGCCAGTCGCCTGCTCATTCGCATCGACGCGGAGAGACACGAGGAGGGCGACTGGCAGTAACCACAGTTTAGCAGACCGGAACACGTTTAGTTGCCGCTCGGACGGTTCCTGCGATTAACAGCTCCCTTCGCCACAAGGGTGTTGCCAAATGGTGTCTCGAACTTCTCGGGATTCGGCGTCAGTGGCCCGACCTGCTTTCCCTCGCCCTCGAAGAACTTGCACGGGATGGTATCCTTGCCCATCGAGTGCGGCTTTTCAAACGGCGGACGATTCTTGTCGAACCCGCCAGTCACGCCCTTCGTACCGGGGGTCTTTGCAAAAACACCCTCGCACGAGCCAAAGGGCGTATTGATTGGTGTACGCTGCGACATGTTTGCCTCCTTAACGCTTCTTGCCACCTCGGCCCTTGCCGTAGGCGCGCTTCTCGCTCATCATTCCCTTCAACGAACCTTTTGCCATTGTAGCCTCCTAGGGCAGCACCGCTGGATGCAACCCACTGATCTGCACGTCAACGTCGTAGGCGATCATGCGCGCGTAGTTATCGGATACCGAGCGCGCGTAAGCCTTCCCCGTACCCTGTTCAATCAGGTAATCGTACAGCCCCTGTCGCGTTTCCTCGATGAGATGCTTCGCCTCTTTATGCATGCATCCTCCTCTACAGATGATAGAACCTTACGGCGTCGATCTGCACGGTCATTTTGTCCGCCGCGAACCACGAATCCTTCCCTCGAATCGCATCCAGTTCTGCCGGATCGAAGCTCTCATAATATACCGCGCCATCGGTCGGGTCATCCCCCGGCGACTCGGCTATGGCTAGGATCTCCTGCCACGCCTGCCAGTCAAGCGCGGTCGCGGGATTTGGAAACTTCGTAACATTCGGATCTGTGGCATTGAACGACGAGAACTGCCACGGTTGGAGCACGACGCCGATGAGGGTAGGACGGAAAATAGGCCTACCGACACGGTTTTGCAGGACCCACCAGATCCCGCGCCGCGCGTCAATGGACTGGTTACGTGCCTCGCGCCAGACGCACAGCGCCGCGAGGAAGTATGGATAGTAGTCATCGAGGATTGTGGACACTAGCTTCCAACTCCCAGTATAGGCAGGTACCGGGCGGCGCCACTAGTCGGAGGCGGCGGCACGGAACCTGCGAAAAGCACACCGATGGGCCGTTGCACATAGATCTCAGCCGGTTCCTGTTCGTACATCCGCTTCAGCTTCAACCACGACACATCGACAGGCGCATACGTCCAAGGCAGTAGCACTCGCCGCTGCACAATGTCATCGAGTGCAGGCTCATCCAAGCCACGCCGCACCCGTTGCCACGGAAGCGCGTCAGCCTCGGACCCCGGTATCCAAGCACTCTTGCACCTACCGACGTTCTCTTGAATGACGAACTTGTACTTCTGGATCACTGGCTACCCGCCGACCTCCTCGACCGTCACGCCACCTGATAGGTTTACGGTGCCGGAGACCGTGCTCAGCAGCTCGAACACGAATCCCTCGGACGGGCCAATGGTCGGGCGGGCGTCGGCGGGCCACGTATAGTCGTAACCTGCATAGGCGTGGACGCCTGTTTCCTCGATAACCGTGAACGAGCCAGTAGTAGTCGATTTGGTCGTTAGATTGGCACCTGCGGTTACGGTCGCCGCAGCATCGCCGATGTCAAGCGGGCGAGGAGTGGGAGTCGAGCCGCCAGACCCGACCGAGAACGTCGCCGATGCCAAGCGACAGCGGATCTCCAGCATCTGCGCCGTGGGGATTGAGGTATTCGTGCACCCAACACGCGCCCGTTTGATCCTAGCTACACGCGCACCAGTAGGGCCGAGCACGGCCACGAGGTCCTGCGCGGCAGATACTGAAACGCCTTCAAAGCTGATATCGTAAGTACGCATGCCCGTTTACCCTCCTGTTAATTAAGCCACAAAACGTCCTCATATACAACTGGCGGAATGAACACAGGCGCATTGTCAAGTGTCATCAGATGCGAGAAGCCGGTCCAGGTAATACTAGTCCCAGTGGCGCCCAAAACTATCTGATAGTCAGTCTCAGCAGATAAAGGCACAGCATCCGTATCAACCGTATCCTCAAAGAAGCCTGTGGAAGACGAACCTATGGAAATGGTCTGGTTCCCATTGGCACCATTAACCCTGAAGTAACCTGTCGATGCAGCCGTGACCGAATTCGCTGTCAGGTGCAGGAGCAAGTTACTGGCGTTGTACGTAACCTGAGACTTGCATTGCACGTTAGCCTCTGTCGCAGTACTTGCTGCCGCGGTCCCTGCTACAGACCAGTTCTGCGTGGTATTGGCAGCCGCTGTTATGCCACTTGAGCCACATACTGACTCAGCCAGACTGTTTGGTGATGTCAACTCACAAGAAACAGGGCCGACGACAAGATTACCAGACCCACTACCCGTAGTCACAGCATAGTCGATCAAAGACCCAGATGATACCGCGTCAGTGTCCAAAGTGTCCTCAAATATACCCGTGGTATCACTAAGTACAGATATGCCCTCATTCCCATTGGAACCACCTACTCGCATGGCGATCGTACAGGTGTCAGTCCTAGTGTTGGATATAACATTTATCTGCAAGTCACTAAGTGTACCTGACATGCGCATCTTGTGCTGCTGCTGCGACTCATTTGAACCAGCGGTACCTGCACCTACAATGTTGAGATACGTGGTAGTTGAAGTAGATGTGTATCCAGTACCTGACGAGGAAATGGAGTTTATGAGCTTGGCACAAGTACCATAAGTTGCAGAAAACAGCGCCGCTACAATACTAAAGCTCATGCTGGTACTTGAGCCACTGCCGACCGTCAGCAGGTAACCTATCTTATTGCCAGCCGAAATCACATCTGTGTGCGTTGTATCCTGAAACTCACCCGTTGTGCCCGCAGTTATAGACACGACCTCGTTGCCGGACGCACCATTTATGCGCAAGTGCAGACTGCCATTTCCGGTCGTGGTATTGGCAGTGACGCGGCAGTACAAACCACTGAACACACCGGCTGTGCGATACGTAACTTGAGTCTGACTTTCAGTGGTGTATATCCCCAGATTCACATGGCCAATGGACCCATACGCACTTACAGCATCATTCTCGCTCCGCGCCGATGGGTAACACGCAATCAAGGTGACACCAGACATATCAGGGTATGGCTACTCCGGCTGTGACTACAACTGTACCTGATCCAAAGGTCGAGTTACAGTAATTCTGCAAGCTGGTTACATTAGCAGCCGTGGCCCCCGGAAAAGTCACGTTCAACACGCGACTGGCTCCTGTACCAGAGTAACTCCACGGAATTGTCAGAGGGTCCACGGTAGCAAGTACGGACACCATCTGCGCACAGACTAGGTTCTTGCGCGTGTTCTCAGACACAAGAACCGCATACAACGCTGAGGGTGATGTCGCAATGCTCGTGTGAGCTGAGCACACCTGCTCGATGTTGGACGGAGTATGCACCCTAGAGGTAGCCGCAACCGTCGTGTTCCACTGATAGTCGATCACACAGTAGGGCGGCACACAGGTATCGGGAGTCCAACGCGTCGTCGTTATCATTTATAGTCCAAGTCCACCACGACCTCGTTCGCGTTGATCGCTGTTGTGTCTGAGTCGGCAATTCCGCCTGTTATTGCAAAGGCTATTCCGTTCACGAACGCCTTGCCATAGGTGAAGGTGTAATTAGAGCCTGCGCCAGCCGTGTTGCCAGGGATGATATAAGTCTGAACAGGAACGCTCGTACCTACAGAAGGCGCGGTCGCACTATCATATAGCTTAAGGTATCGCGGACTGGCATTTATGTTGCCTGCGGCCAAACCATATAAGATACCAGCGGACGCCTTGACCGAGGTCGCATTAGTACCTGCCGCGCTGATTAAGTGATACGGGATTGCGCCGACGACGCCACGGAACGCACTCATTACATCACCATGACCTCGACCCCGAGTTGTTGACCGGCTGCGGTAGACATCGCACTTAGGTAGCCAAACGGAATGTTCTGATAGGTTGACTCGTATTCGTGCATGTCATCCGGGTTTAGGCTATAGGCGTAACTCGTTGCTGTCATCGCACTGGAGCCAACGAGGACCTGCGCGGTGTTCGCGTGAGTCGCGTACAAGTTGAAGGAGCGCGCGGCGCCTGGGCAGTTCGCGTCAAGCTGCGCGCGAACGAGTGCGAGGATGTTGTAGACTTGATTCGCGTTCGCGAGCGTGATTGTACCAGCTACGTAAGCTGACGACACGTGCTGCCTCCTGAACTCATCGGCCCTCTGCTCCTTTATCAGACTGACGAGGGTGCCCAACGCGCCGACCACATCGTCCCATTGGCGCACCAAGCCGGTGAAGGCCATCAGGTACCGATCCCGATTGCGCCACAGGTACACCGGCACGCCAACGATAACCACGAGAATCAGAACTTGCGTAACGACCAGGAGCCACAGCATCTACCCTCGCTTCGACCGGCCACGCTTCCCTTGGCGCTTAAACGGGATCTTCGCACCGGCTTTACGTGCCTGAGAGAGTGCG